TACGTCGCTGCACTCCACGCTGCCGTGGGGTTGAACGGGCTGAAGGCTTGGACAGACACATCACCGTTGCGCGTGATGGCAAAGGCGTTGCTGCTGTTGTCTACGAAGCGGTTGCTCTGACAGGTCAGCAGGGAGGTGTTGGTGATAGCGGTAAGTGGCGTCGTGCTAGGCGTGAAGTTGGCCGTGTAGACGGCGGTGCCTTTGACTATTCTGAAATTTGAAAAATATGCCGTCGCCCCAAAACTTCCTTGTGGGTCATTGATACGAAAAGTTTGAATGCCTAAATCTGTGGTATTTGTGGCACTACCAATACTTACTCCGTTGAGATAAAGAGTAATTGTGCTGCCGCTTCTAACCAACGCCAAATGATTCCAAACATTCAATAAAACGGATGATGATCCCGTGATTACTGCAACTAATGATGATCCGTTGCCCACATAGAAAACTGGCACTCCAGTTGATCCAACAAAAAATGACGACATTGTGTTTGGGGTGCCGCCACTAGTTCTATAGTCCCAGATAGTGCTACCGTTCCCATTGTATGCCGTCATAAATAGAAAACATTCAATGGTGAAGTCGTTAGCACCCAGAGCTAAGTTAGTTGAAGTGCCAATACTTAAATAATCCCCCGTTCCATCAAAGTAGTTCCCCCACCCCGTCTGCGAAAACGGCGAGAACGTTCCCTGCGTCGTGTTGCCGTTGCGGGTGATCGTAAAGTTGTTGGTAGACGAGTCTAGGAACGTATTGTTCTGCGCTCCGTTGGTGCCGTTACCGGGCAGCAGTAGAGTGGTGTAGTCGAAGTAAGGATCGGCAGTCAGCGTGACCGTACCGCCGATGTTGGGGAACTCTGCCGTTGGAGGCGTGAAGTTGTAGGGGTAGCGGCCTATGCCGTTGCTAATACGGAAATCGTCAATGTAACCGACTAGCGTATAAGAGGTGCTGTAGTAACCACCAATGACTAAATTTGTCGCGGTAACGTCCGTCGTATTAGCGGCTGAAGCAACTTGCGTTCCGTTTACAAAAACCTTTACAACGCCGCTCGTCCTGCACATGGCGATGTGATACCAAGTGCTGTTATTGATAGTGAAGCCGGTTGATGCACTTGAGCCGCCAAGTGCGTAATAAAGAACGCCACTAACAACGGCCATCATCATGCCGTTTGTATAAGAGGTTGCGAACCCCCCGGCGGTTGTGGACAACTGGAAGATTCCATCATCTGCGCTGGAATTAGTATAAATCCAGTACTCAACCGTGAAATCGCCAGTCCTAAACGCAAAGTTTTGGTTTGATGCCGTGGGCAGGTAATCCCCCGTCCCATCAAACGACATAGACCCCGTGCCGTACTTCTTGACCGAGGTACTGACCTGGGCATTGCCGACCGTCTCGTAATCCGCAACGGCAGCGTTGTCGAAGATACCGGCGTTGGTGAAGTTGGCAAGAAATACGGTGTTTGCATCTGTCGTCAATAAGGACGACGGAACTGCGCTAATTGTTCTTGCAGTATTAGAGATGCGGATATTGGATATGAATCCGGTAGTAATGTAACTACCCCAGTTAGTTCCAATTTTTAGCGTTGTATTTGATGCGTTTGTTGTTGAAGACGCTGACGCTATCTCTGTACCGTTTAGGTACATCTTTATAGTTGATCCGTTGTAAACCATAGCAAGGTAATGCCATGCGTTTAAAACTGGCGTAACGCTGCTGATAGCCTGTGTCCCGCCTACCTGAACAGCCCACTTTGCCCCGCTGCTGTTTTCAATTCCCATCCATGTTCGTGCGCCATCGCCTACGCCAGTCCCTTGTGCAACGATGGTTTGCGTAGAACTACTGCTTGTTATGTAAGCCCACGCCTCAATCGTAAAGTTTCCGCTAGGAATGATTTGAGAACTAGTGGTTTCAAGATAATCCCCACTCCCATCAAAGTAGCCGCTGCCACCGACCGTGCTAGTGCTGTAGGCCGTGGTGGGGTTGAAGGGCGAGAAGGGCTGGACGGAAGTATCCCCGCCTCGCGTGATTGTGAAGTTGTTGGAGGAAGCGTCAAGGAACCTATTGGCTTGGCAGGTGAGAAGCGAGGTACCGCTAATCGCGGTAAGCGGTGTAGTTGGTGGAGTAAAGTTAGCCGTATAAAGTCCGACGCCTTTTAAGACGCGAACATTGCTCATGTAACCAACAAATACCTGTTGAGGACTATCTGCACCGCCAGACCGATTACCAACGTAAAAAGTTTGCGAACCGCCAATGGTTATGCTAGCCGTACTAGCGCCACTTGCTCCGACAACGCCATTGATGAAAACTCGCAACGTCCCTGAATTTCTTGAAACAGCAATATGATTCCAAGAATTTAGCGTAAATTTATTGGTGGTGGTGAATGCAACCGCACCGTCGTAATAGACTAGAGTTTGGTCACCAGCATTATTTATATTCCATTGATCCGCCTGCCCAGACCCGCCAGCGCCCATGATAAATCTATAAGTGCTGGCATTGCCGTCAGCCGTTGGATAAATCCACGCCTCGTACGTAAAGTCACCAGTCCCGTAAGAAAACGCTGCGTTTGCTGGTGCGCTTACAAAAGTCGTGCTTCCGCTAAAGTAGTTCCCCCACCCCGTCTGACTAAACGGACTGAACGAGCCTTGGGTGGTGTTCCCGTTGCGCGTGATGGTGAAGTTGTTGGTGCTGGAGTCCAGAAATGTATTGTTCTGGGCGCCGTTAGTCCCATCGCCGTGAAGCAATGAGGTGACGGAGTAGAAGTACGGATCTACTGCGGCGGCCTGTGGGGCACCACCTAACAAAAACAGGAGGGGCGCTGTCATTGGTTAGCTCACGTTACCGCTGATGATGCAGACAGTACCAGACAAGAACAGGATCGTGGCTATGCCACGCGTAGCCAAGGTCACCGTCGCCTTGTCCGTATCCGTACCCGCAATGTATGCCGTCGTGATCGTGCAAGTAATCGTGATGTTGCCACTGGTGTTATTGGCCACGGCAATGACATCGCCTTCAGCAAACGTCGCGTCCGGGATCGTGATCGACCCGCCAGATCCGACCTGCACGTACTTGCCCACGTCAGCCGTGGCCAACGTGTACGACCCGGTCTTCGTGCCGACAGCAGGGGCGTTTAGGTACCCAAGCGTCGCCGTGCTCTGCGGGAGCGTGTACACGTACGTGGACGCGGCTGCGGGAGGGTTGAGCGTGGCCGTGCCAGAGCTCGAACCGTTGATCTTGACGCCCTTGCTAAACGTAGTGACCTGAGACGCATCGACCGAAATGGCAGTTGTGCCTCCCGTCTTAATGTCCAGGACGGAGGTTGAGTCAGCCGTCGATATGATCCCGTTCTGAGCATTAATTACGTTAGCCATGTCTTACTCCTGCGGGAGCGCTACCCACGATTGCGTGGCCTCGTCCCATGAATATATCTTGCCATCGGTCGGCATCGGCACCGGGGCTTCCCACTGCGCGGTGTCGGGGTTCAAGACCCACGACGGATACGGCTGTGGGGCCACAAAAGCGTCGATGTCAGCACGATAAGTGTAGCCAATACCGGCGTAGTTCTTACGGAAGTTTCCGTTGTAGGACGTCTGCTTCCAGTTCCCGCCCAGCAAACGCTGGCAGAACGCCACGCCGATGCTCTCGACTTCGTTGCCGTTAGCGTCCGCCGTGTCTTTGTTGGCTACGACAACGACTCGCAGCACAACGTTATTGCTATCTAATTCAGCGAAGTGGGCCATGTCAGTTCCTCAAATGCAGCGCAGTTAGGTTCTCTTCGTCGCCAACATACCCAACCGGAAATGTATTAAATGCCAATGATACGCGCTCATCGCCCTGCACGGTTTCGACCATGTGCGTCAGGCTTGACGGAAACAGCATCAAATCGCCAGCGCCAACCTCAAACCACCACGAATCGCTGTTGTACAAGTTGTAGTTGTCGGTCGGTAATTTGACTTGTTGATAGCCGTCTTTGTAAAAGTAAATCTTGTCCCGCTCACGGGCAGCCTTGAGGTATAGCACCCCAGACACAAACGAGTTGGGATGCGAGTGCTTGTGGTGGTACTGACCGGCCTTGGTGTAGTTCAGCCACGATTGCGTCAGGCGCAGCGTAACGTCGTGTTTCGGCGCGTAGATAGAGCGCAGATACTCATTGACGCTGGCCTCGGCAAACGCCTTGAGGCTTGCCATCGTGTCGTGACGCAGCACATAACGGTCATCGCTCGTCGTGTTGCCCATGTTGCTATGCGTCGGCTGTTCGTCCACAAACGCCATTTCCTCGGCGGTGTAGTCCCGTCCAAGTTCAAACTTGGCGACAGCCGTAGGAAAGAGGTTGTATGTAATCACGCAACCGCCTTTTCAATCTGAGCAACGTAATCGTCAAATGCAGCCTGCTGCTCGGGAAGCAGAATGGTGTTGATGGATTCCTCAAACAACCGAATCTTTTCAATCGTCTCAAACACTTCCTCAACGGACGGACACGGGCGCGGATCGTCCCAACGGGTAAAACCAGCCCCACTGGTAAACTCCCATTTTGCGCCGGGGCGAAGCAGGTGCATCGCCGTATCAATGCCGACTAGTTGGTAAGCCTTCATTAGTAGTTCACCTTAAGGATCACGATACCGGAACCGCCTGCTGCACCATTTCCGTAAGGGGCTTCAGAACCAGCGCCCCCACCCCCACCCGTGTTGGCTGTTCCAGCGGTGTTTGCGTTACCGCTGTTTGAGCCATTGCCACCGCCACCTGTGCCACCTGTACCGCGTGTTCCCGGTGAAAAAGTGCCGCCGCCACCACCACCAGCATACGTTACGCTGCTGCCAGAAATAGACGAGGCCGTGCCGTTACCACCGTTACCGCCGTCGGAATTGGTTCCGTTTGAACCAGTTGCGGAAGCACCGCCGCCGCCTGCGCCACCATAGTTAGGCGCATTACCCCCAGAACCACCATTGTTTCCTTGAGACGGTGAGGTATTTGGGGTATTTCCAAGGCCAGCATTTGCGCGGTTTGCACCGCCGCCGCCAGAACCGCCATTTGCGCCAGCAGCAGGAGCATTCGGGAAGGCTGGACTATTTGAGCCACCGCCACCGCCGCCTGTAGCGGTAATAGTGCTGAACGTAGAATCGCTGCCGTTGATGGTCGTTACTGTAGTTGCCCCAGCGCCGCCACCGCCAACAGTAATCGTATATTCCGTTCCTGCTGTAATACTTAACGCGGTCCCCGTGCGGAAGCCGCCTGCCCCGCCGCCGCCAGCAGAAATGTACCCACCTCCACCGCCACCCGCAACAACCAAATAGTCAACGCTGACAGCACCGATTGGGGCTACCCATTTCTGCGTAGATTTAAACGTGAAGATCGTGGTTGATGTTGGTACTAAATATTTGAGAACGACAATGCCAGAGCCGCCAGCGCCGCCAGCAAAAACGGTATCTCCTGCGTTATGACCGCCACCTCCACCGCCACCGCCAGTATTGGCGGTACCTGCTGTTCCAGCCGCGCCTAATCCACCTGCACCGCCGCCACCGGAACCGCCCGATCCTGCGTTAGTTGATGACCGCCAATTTGATCCGCCACCGCCGCCGGCATAAGTAACTGACGAGCCACTAATGGACGAAACAGTACCATTGCCTCCGTTACCGCCGTTCGTAGAAGTTCCATCTGCGCCTACGGCAGACGCTCCACCGCCACCACCTGCTCCGTAATTCGGAGTTGTAGCAGGTGCGCTTCCTCCATTATTACCTTGAGATGGCGAAGTATTTGGCGTATTTCCTGCCGCACCCGGTATAGCCCCCGGAACGCCAGCCGCTGCTCCACCACCACCAGAGCCGCCTGCTTGAGCCGCAGTTTGTGTTCCTGCGCCGCCGCCGCCGCCAGCAGATGTGATAGTACTAAATACGGAGTTACTACCAGATGTTCCGCCATTTGCAGAACCACCGGTCGCCGGGCCACCGGCTCCGCCAGCGCCAATCGTAACGGTGTAATCGGTGCCTGCCGTAACACTTAATCCGGTGCCTGTTCTAAAACCGCCTGCACCGCCGCCACCAGCAGAATCGCCACCACCACCACCGCCACCCGCAACGACAAGGTACTCAACTTCAGTTACACCAGTTGGGGCAGTCCAAGTGCCCGAAGCGAGGAAGGTTTGAACAATGGTAACAGCCGAAACAGGCCACGTTCCCGCAGCGCGATAAGGCAAAGCCTGACTTAACAGCCAAACTCCCTTTGCAGATCCTGTATTAACTGTAGGCGCAGCCGCTCGTATGACTCCGCCTGTATATCGCAGGGTCATTAGTTGATCTCTTCCCAAGAAGCGACGACAACAAGATCACTGGCCGTGCCAGCCGTGGCACCAATAGACTGATCTTCCTTCAAGTAGATCGAAGTGTTCTTGTCGATAACAACCAACGTCGCATCAGCAGGAACAGATACTGTGGAAGCCAGAGCGTAAGCCGTGCCGCCTAGGTCATCCTGACTGTAGACATTGATCGAAATATCTGCCGCGCTTGTACCGTCCACGTTCGCCACAATGATGCTGTTGATCTTAAAGACCTTACCGCTAGATGCAGCGTTGTTCACGATAGCCGTTGCATTCGTGGTGGAGAGTGATGTCAGTGAGTTGTTTCCATAAATCGTGGAAACATTGACAATATTTGGATTCGCCATCTCATCAACCTCCGAACACAATCGACATTGCGATTGCCTTTCCAACCGTTGCTATCGTACCGGCACCGCTGCCTCCGGTATTGTTGAGAACCAACCAGGATTGATCAGCCGGCACCGTTACGCTCGCGCCAGACCCAATGGTCACCGGCCCTACGCTCAGTCCGTTCCGTCCGGTCGTCAAGGTGTAGTCGTTAGCGATCGTGTTCAGACTTTCCATGATCGGCCGGTTGGCCGCATAAGCAGGGAAGTCTGAAAAGACGTTCTTAGTTCCAGCAGAGAACGAGACCTTCGCGCCGCTCGCGCTCGAAGCCAGCACTGTATCTCGGGAGAGCGTGGTGCCCGATGACGTATAAGTGCCAATGCCCACTTCCCACTCAGAGCCGGTCTGGCCGGCGATGACGTAGTAAGTGGTATTGCCGTTGCCGATAGCAGCAAAAGACTGATAACCGGTCTCGGCTCCGGCAAGCGTAATAGTTCCCAGCCCCGCCGTCGTGGTGGTTTCTAGGACTCGATCTGCAAGAACGAGGGCCATTTAACCCTCCGATCAGGCGATACGGATGATAGCGTTCGTTGCGTCTGCCGTCGGGAAGATGATCGTGAACGTACCGTTGGTCGAAGTTTTCGCACCACCGAAGTCCAGGACGCACACCGCCGGGTTACCCGCAGCCGTGTCGTTATAGATCAACGCACCGTATGCAGTAATCGTCGCACTCGTAAACGACAGATCCGCGAAGTCCGTAAACGCCGTCGTGCCGCTCGAGGTCGGCGTGACGTTCGTTAGCGTACCGCCACCTGCGGAGTACGTGCCCGAGTTCGCAACTTCGTTCGTCGCGGTGTAGGCCGTCGTGGCCGCCGTAAACGACGCACTGTTGTCGTACAGCGCGAGCTTGAAGGTGTTGCCCGTGCTCGCCGTGAAGTTGTGAACAGCCTGCATCAGCTCCACTTTGAAGCTGGTGCACATAAAGTTGCCTGAAAATGCCATCTCTATTCTCCTAACAAATGGACCAGCTCTGGATGCCCGGCCTCCCGCAGCTTGTTGGCCACGGTGATTCGGTCTTGTTCAATGGCTTCCTTCAAATAGAAGGCAACCACCTGTCTCACGCTCTCTTTGAACGCTATCGCCTGCTCCCGAATGGCCGGGTGAGACTGATCGCCTACGTAGACGATTTTGTCAGCCGCTCGCTGGGCAAGCTCTTCCGTCGTCCACCCACGAAACTGGGTGGTTTGGACTTGTACCCCGCCGACTAGGACGGGCGATGAAACGTTGATCATGGGCCGGGCGACTCCGATTTAAGCGGCAAGCGGATCATACCATCGCGGTACTCGTCGCGGCGGCGGCGTCCTTGTTGCTCGATGCCGAGGCCCTGTACCGCTTCGCGATACGAATTCTTGAAGTACTGGAGCATGTTGTCCGGGCCCTTGGTGTAGCTATAGGCCTGAATCAAACAAGCGTACAACAGGGCTTCCGGTGCATTAATGCTGATCCAGGTGTTCGGGTTTGCCGAGGACAACTGGGCCGGTCGGTAGATATAGCCAAGCTCGACCACGTAGTTAGCGCCAGGCGTCGGGGCTACGTAGAACGTGTTTTGGTCCCACACCGAATAGTACTTGGGCACGCCGGTCGTCGAACCGTTCGGCCAATACTCCTTCATGAAGGAGGTGTCTCGGAAATCCAAGAAAATCTGGTTAGATCCCGAGGTGATCATCATGTACCGATGGGTCAGGATATCGCTCGGAGCGGACAGAAATTTGTTGCCCAAGGTCATGTTGGCCGTGGCCTCAACCTTGAACACGTCCAAATCGATCTCGCGAAGAATCTGATTCTCCGCCATCGTGATAAACGTATTGATCACCGCATTGGTGAACACGTTAGCGTTCACCTCGGTGTAGTTCCGAATGTTCGTGACTAGTTCGTCGTACGTCATGATGTAGCCACCGAAACTGACCCCACTACGCCTTGAGCGATCAAAGCCTGGCCCTCAACATAGGGCCGCATATCGTTCGTGTTACGAGCAGATCCGTAACTCTGAAAAGCCGTAAAACCGGGCGCGCCAACGTACACAGAAACCGGTTCAATACGATCAGGCCTCGGATCGCGCAAAGCGATTGCGTCACCACGGTAACGCAACGGCTCAAGCTGCGGCTCCTTCGGCTCGTAATCATCGGGGCAGACCATGTATCCCTGCCACTGCTTACGCAGCACATTGTAAGGATACCGCTGACCACAAAAATCACACAGCCCGTAAGAAAACTTACCTGTTGCGTAGGCCACTTAGACCCCCATGTCCGGGACAAACTGCACGCTTGCTGTGTCCCGATCCTCCATGGCCGCTCGGTTAAAGTCCTCTTCGTAAATCGCCTTGAGTGCTGCCGTACGATCCGGCGCAAACTTCAACGACAACTGATAAGCCAGCCCCGACGCAAGACACGGCAAGAACCGGAAGTTAATGTCCGCCTCGTTCGTGTATACGCCAGCGTCCTGAATCCGACGAATCTTGTAGTACACAAAGGTGTACGTCTGATCCGCCGCCGGATAAAAGAAGACCTTGGTCGGATTGGCACGCTGCACGTAAAACTGTGCCGGGCGCGATTCCGAGGTCTTGTCCGGTACGTTCAAGTAGTCTTCGCGGCTTATACGCTCGATGTACACGTCGCTGTTAATGCCTTGGCTGTTTTGGCGAATGATCGCCTCCAAGACGTTAACGGTATCCGATGGGAGCGTAATCTCGTTAACACCTTGAGTCAGGGTGTACGTAGCCTGCTCAATGGTCCAAAGGTTCAAGCCACGATTGGCCCAATCCAGAAACAGCAAATTGAGCGAGCGGCGTGCGGAGTTGAGCTGATAACCGCTCGTCGGCCGCATGCCGCAACGCTCAAATGCTTCTTCAACCAAGTCGTCAATCGACAGGTTGAAGTCTGTTGTGCCAGAAGTAGCCATTGATTAGCCGCAAGACCCGCCGTAGCGCATCTTCTTGACCTTCTTCTTGGCCATGCCGCCCTTCTTGTAGCCGCGAGCCATGCCACCGCCCATCATGCCCATGGCCATCTCTTTGTGCTGATTTATAGCACCGCCCTTAGCAGCCATGACAACCTTACCGGTCTTCATGCTGGGCTTTGACACCATGTGATTCTTGGGACCTTTTCCAACAGCGCCACCACCGCGAACGGCTGCGCCCATGCCACGTCCGGCCATGTTACTTACCCCGCATCGCGCGACCGCGCGCGTCCTTGCTGTTGCTCTTCATGGCACGGCCTTTCTTATCGGCCATACCACCCTTCTTCATCTTACCAAGGCCATCCGCAGCGAAAGAAGGAACCTTCTTACCGCCCTTCATGACCATCTTGAGTTTGCCAGGCATTGTTAATCCCTCGTAGTACGGATTTCGTCAAGTTTAGCTTCAAGACGATTGAATCGTTGGTCAACGTGCGCGACAAACTTCTCGATTCTATCGTCCACTTCTCTGCGAGTGATGTGGTCTCTCGCAATCTCCTCACGGGTTCGGTTGAGCAATATATTCAGCCGAGCCAGTTCATCAAACTTACCCTTTAGCATGAATCCCATCCCGGTCACTATCGCTGACAGGATGATGTTCCAGATCATGATTTCCATCGACTAACACTTCCATCGCCGACGGGCCTGTCGAATCCGACTGTTTGGATCCTTGGCCGCTTCTGGGTACATCTTCATCTGACCGGCGGAACGTGCACAAAACGACTTACGTCGCTTTGCCCGAGCAGGGCCCGGATTGGATTCCGTTACGGCCGTCTGAAGTCTGCTTCCGGGGTTCGCTTTGCGATAGGCGGCAACACCTTTTTTGGTCATGCCGGCACCTTGCTTCGTCGGGCGGAAATTACCGCTCTTAACCGAAGTTTTGATGCCCATGCCTTTGCGGACGGCACCGCCGCCACGCATGGCAACGCCCATGCAGCCGGGCATTAGGCCGGCGCTCCGCCCACGTACAGCACGGTGACGCTCAACACTTGCGCATCCGCGATAGTCACGTAAACGCCATCGGTAGCCAAAATTCCGTCATCGGGAATAATGAGATCGTAGGCTCCAGCCGCTGCCGGGGTCTTAATGTCAAGAATCGTGGTGCCACTGGCCCCGCCGGTCTTGAGGGTGAACCCAGAGGCGGTCCCAGAATTGGTGAAATACACGCCTTGGACACGCGTACGGCCGTTTACCGCATCGCCAGTGGCGACCACGGTTTTGGCTTTGACGTCACTTGCAAAACTCATAGCCCTGCTTCCTTTGTCTAGGTGAAGCCGGATCGCCCCGGATCATTGCTGACCCGGGGCGCTTCCGTTTTTAGCGCGTCGCCGAGGCGAAGATGTAGTCGATCTTCGTCGAACGCGTGCCCGTGGCACTGCCCGACAAAGACATCGCCGCTAGCGCCAACTCCGTAGTCGGAATGTTGGTCGTGTGCGTCGCAACGAGCTTGCGGTTTACGAAAAACTCCACAACGCCAGTACCGCTCACGCGGAAACCAAGGGTGACGTCGGTGTCGTCGACAAGATCAACGCCCGAGTCCGTCGAGGTCTCGGTGCCGCCCGATTCCGTCTTGCAGAGGATCGAGGCATTGCCGTCGTCCACCTGGAACACGATGCGATCGGCAGCCGTCAACATGGCTTCCGGGTTGGTCGCAAAGTTAACAGTGAGCCCAGCGCAAATGTCGGTCTGATCGGCGTCGTTGCACTGGAGGCGGGTCTCAAACCACACCACCTTATCGGCAGCGGCCTTGTAGACCTCATTGCCTTGAATTGACGCGCCGTCGTCGTCCGTCGTAGCAGCCGAGGTCAGCGCAAGGAGCCCATTGACCGTGTCGGCAACAATGCCGGCAGAGGCTCCCGAATCCTTAACTACGGTCCAATCGTTGGTGCTATCGAGCGCAACGCCGAGAAAGTCGTCCATGTACGAGACGACCGCTGGGTTTGCGGAAATGGTGAGATCAGTGCCCCAGGCGCCCGTGACGGTGCCTTTGCCCGAATACTGGAGCGGGCCAGAAAAATGCGTAACAGCCATGTTGTCCTCACATGCGAGTTAGGTACGGCTGTCTGCATGTCGTCAGCCGGGTCTGTCAGACGTACCTGGATTACCCCGGAACAATTCAACTATACGTCAGCAAATTCAATAAAAGAAGGGGGTCTTTCGACCCCCTTCTGTTTGCCGCTATTAAGCAGCGCCGGGCGATCCGAAGATGCCACGCGGGTCGCTGAAGCCGAAGCTGTAGCGCTCGCGAGCCTTGTACCGCACGTTGCCGGTATCGAAGTCGCCCTCGAAACCAGTCTTGATGGCAACACGCTGGAACATCTTCATGCCGTTCGGAGCGTCGGTCTTGATGAACCAAGCGTCCGGGTCGGTCAAGAAGTGGTTCACGGTGTAGCCCTGCGGCACCATGCCCATGTTCTTCACGGCGTTGATGTCGTTATCCGCAGTGCCAACGCGCAGCGTCGACTTGAGGATACGGTCAGCCGTAAACATGAGTTCCTTCGGGATGATGAGCTTCAAGCCCTGAACAGCGATCTTCAGGCCGCGCTCGTCGATGAACGCAGCAATGTCGATCAAAGCCTGCTCAAGCGAGGTCTCGCTCAGGTCAGCAGCCGTGGTGAGCTCGTTCTTCAGATCCGGACCCGAGAGGGTCGGGTGATCGAGCGCACACAGCGGCTTTCCGTCGCCGCCGATCGAGGTGTCGAACGCGCCGTTGAGCACGCTGGCAGCCTTGATCTGCTTCGTCTGAGCCATCGAACGAGCCAGCGCCTTGGTGTAACGCGCCGAGAGCTTGTCGTAGAGGTTGTCCTCAACGGCTTCCTCGGTGAGCGAAAACGCCAGAGCGACGGTCTCGTGGGTGTAGCGCGAGGTGTAGACTTCCTGCGCCTGGTCGTATGCAACGCCAGCGCCTTCCGTCTTCACCGGAGCTTCACCGAAGCCCGACTCCATGACCTCTTCTTCGAACGCACGATCCGAGGTCTCCACCGAGTAGATCTCGGCGTGCTCGTTCTCGTAGTTCTTGTACTCAAGGCCGAACAGGGCATTCAAGCCCGGCTCGAGTTCCTTGACTAATTGTGCACGTGAAATAGCCATTTTTTATGCCCCTATAAATCAGGTTACGGCCTTGACGCCGGTGCTGCCGTACAGGTGCTCGTTGATTTTCACAACGACCACGGCAAAGTTCCCCAGCTCGTTGCCCGGAACATTCCAGAGACCAACGATCTTGAGGTTGAGTGCCGCCGTGTCAGCGATGGTGGACGAATCCAATTCCATCGTCGACAGGCCCGTGGTGGCGCTACCGCCAGTTCCAACGACGTCAGCGTTCTTGCCGATGTCGGCTTGCTCGATGTCCTCGTCCGCCTGGATCAGGAACAACTGGCTCGGATCGTCAAGCACGTCGGCAATGATCTTGCCGGAGGTGATGTTGACGCTGCCCGGATAGTAGTTCTTCCAAGTCGGCTTGCCCGTGGTCGGGTCGACATAGAAGCAGCCGTTGAAGACGCCCAGCGCCGCAGCGTGCGTAGCCGGAACGAACTTAACGACATAACCGTTCACGATCGTCACCAGGTCGCCCTGATAGATCGCACCTGATTGGTTGTCCGCAATCTCGTAACCGTACTGCTTCTGGGACCCAGTTGCAGACAGATTGCCGAGAGGACGGAGACCAAAGGCTTTATCTACGTTTGCCATTTGATTAATCCTCTGAAAAAGTTATTCACTGGTTCCTTTGGAACCGCCGAATGAAACACGGGATCTGCGATTCGGTCGCTCAATGACCATGCTCGAATGAGCATTGCTTTTCATGAGCTCGTTATCAGCAGCCTGCATTTGGTCGCTCGCCTTGCCTCGGTAATGCGTATTGCGCTCTTCGACCGTTTCCTCGGGAATACGAGCAAGAAGAAGGCCTCCCACGCTGATCACGCCAGCATGTCGACCATCGTCCGACGTTGGAACCGGGAAGTCAGGGTACTCGTCCGCACGAACCAGCTCGTACCCCTCACGGAGACGACCTGCGATGTTCGTACGATCTTCCACCCCACCTGCCGAAGCTCGGATCCAGCGGTGCTTGTAACCTACAGGGGCCGGAGGCGCATCCAAGCGAGAAGGCGGAGCCCATGGCTTACGTCGCGCAGACTTTCCACGAGCATCAGCTTCTCGGGAAGTGCGATTAAGGGTTTTAACGTCGCTCATAGTTCCTTACTCCTTCACGTACTTGGCGTATTCCTCAAGGGGAACGCCCAGCTTTTTAGCAATTGCCACTTGACTAGGGGTCAACTTGACAGTGCGGCGTGCAGCATTGTTTACCCCGGTTGAACGGGAGGCGGGTGCTACGGTCTGCACGGATCTCGTAGCCCTCTGCGTACCAGCATTGTTTTCCGCAAACTTATGCGGAAACGACTCTCTGATACGTTTGTCAAGTTCATCATAGTACTCGTCCGAGCTCGGGTCAAATCCCTCAACTTGGATCAACTGACGATGAATTCCCCAAGCGGCGTGGGTCATGACGTTATCTCGCCCGTACCACTTGTTTCTCTCAGCCCATTCCTCGACGCGAGGATCGACCTGACGCGGCTGTTGCTGGACAGGCTGTTGAGCCGGCTGCTGGGCCGCCGCCTGTTGCTGCGCGGCCCACGCTGCTCGCTGCTGGTTGGCCTGATCGATCTGGTTCTGCTCGTACGTCAGAGACGCCAGGCGCTGCTGGGCCTCAGTCTCCGTATCCACGTCGCCCTCTTCACGAGCCTTGCGGATAATCTGCTTGAGCGCCACGACCTGCGTCTCAACGCGGCCCTTGGCCTCCGTCAAACGCTCTTCGTCACTCCTGAGATACTGCTGCTCAAGCTGCTGCGCACGAGATTGCACCTGCTTGGCATATTCCAAGGCCGCCTGCTCACGGCGCTGCGTCTCGCGCAGGCGCGCGGTCAGCTTGTCGATACGCTTCTTGACGTTATCGCTGTACTGGTCAAGCTCTTTCTCAGGGGCGGCAGACTCGGCTTTGGTCGGCTCAGACGTTTCTGGAACGACCTTCGCCTCGCCTGTCTCAGCCACCTCCACGGTGGCAGGAACTTCGTCCTCGCCAACGTTAAATTCTAGCTGTTCATTCATACGATCTCTCCGTTACCACATGTGAAGGACGTCTTCGGGATCGGCAACCTTGCCGAGCACCTCGTCGTCGTTGATCAGGCGAATCTCGCCACCGTCGATAGGAATACGCGCGCCGGCGTAACGGCCAAAGATGATCCAATCACCGACCGCGCACCACGGGCCGGTTGGGAACTTTGACTCGTCGTTGTAAGCAAGCGGACCTACCTTCAGGACGTAGCCGCACACCGTGCTGACCTGCTGCTTGCGCTGAGTCTCCTCGGCAAGCGCGATACCGCCCTTCGTCTTCTCCGCACCACGGTACGGAAGAATGGCGATACGCCAACCGGTTGGCGTTGGAATGCGGTCCAACACGGACTCGTCCAACTTCTCCGGCTTCAGGCCTTCGCTGGTATACGCATCTTCCAGAGTCGGAACTCTGGCGGCTTCCTCTTCCTGCCACTTCTTTTCCAAAGCGGTCAGCTCTTTGACTTTCGTGCTCATAAGTCTCCTGTCAGGTTAAAACCGGTCATCTGAGTGCTTCTTCAGCAAATCCCGCACGGAATCCTCGACCAGCTTTAACCCTTCGAGACGACCCATCATGAAGCGATAACGCTCCATGTCGGCAATGCTGCCGTTAAGGACGATGCTCTCAGAGCTCTCACGGAGCTTTCTGATTTCTTTCAGTACTGCTTCTGCAAATTCAAGCATGGTGGGGTTCCATGAAAAGCAAGGGGTTTTGCGCACCCCCTGAAGCGCTTCAACTTAATAAATCTTGACGGGCCGATTGCCGTCCTTCTTCTTCACGACCTTGGCAGGGCCCATCACGCCGCCCTTGCTCATGTTGCGCGACTTGCCGGCCTTCGAATACGCAATGGCTGCCGCCTGCTTGGTGGCCTGCTTCACGCTGCTAGGCTTGCTGGTGCCGATCTTGCCCTTCTTTTTGAAGGAGCTAACCATCTCACCGATGTTTGAGCTAATCGTCTTTTGGCTTGAGCCACGTTTGAGCGGCATATCAACCTCCTTGCCGTGCTGCCTGCAATTGCAGGCGTTCTCGATCGATCTGCGTTGACTGTTGCAGCTTCTGCTGCTCGAGTTGCAACTTCTGTTCGTTGAGTCGGATCTTCGCCTGATCGGCAGCAGCGCGCTGCTCGATCTCCTTCTCTTTGAGCGCGACCAACGGGTCTTCGCCACCGCCTGCGGTGCCAGCAATCTGGTCCTGCATCGTGCGAACTTCTTGCATGTACTGCGCAACCTTGATCGCGATCATGCCTTCCTTCTGGATGGCCGACACCATGCGATCCGGATCTGTTCCGTACATCTTGAATAGATCGGCCTCAACGTCTTCTTCGGCCTTCAAGCGTACGTGCTCAAGAATATGCTGCTGAAGCACCATCGCGGCCATCGGATTGCTTTGAAGGATCGGCGAGAGGCCCATCATCAAGTGCGTGGCGATGTGCGCATCGTGCTGCTGGCCGGCAAAGGCCTTGAGCTGCATGCCGTTCAACACCGAAGCGTTCTCGGTCGCAGGATCACGCGGCATCTGCGTGTGCTGCGGCAACAAGATGCCGTCAATGTCACGTACGTTGAGCGCCGCGTACACGCGGTAGTACGCCTCGTACATGTTGTGCATCTGCGGCGCGCCTTGGGCAAGCTGCAACTGCATCTGTGCGAGCTGAATACGCTGCGCGGTGCTGAAGATGTTGGGATCGGCAACCGGAAGCACCGACACCATCTTGTTGAAGTCAGCGCGCTTGATCTTACGGCTCGCCCCCGGCACTTCGTACGGGTACTCATCCGGCAGATACTCGCCAAAGCCCTCAAACAGCAGTCGGAACTCCATCGACTGCGCGTAGTGCAGTCGCTTGTGGATCGCCGACATGACCATCGAGCCACGCTCAAGCAATGCGAGCGTCGTTCCGACCTGCGCGTACTGGTTTCCGTCACCAACCTGCATGTCCGCAGTGCTGGAGAGGCGCTTACCGGCGTCTACCAAGAACCCAAGCAGCGCGAACAGCACTTGACTCGGCTCTTTGTACGGCAGCGGCAAGAGTGACGACGAAAGTTCCGCGCCACCGGCGTCAATGTCACGCCATTCGCCCGGCTGGATGGGGTCAGAATCGTCCGCGATTCGCGCGCCACGGGCTTTGAAGCCAGCAGGCAGGTTTGCGAGCGTGCCAGCGTCAATTAATTGACGAAGTGCGGTCGTTGCACCCTTGGAAAGGCCGCCGACCAAGTGCACAAAGCCCAAACCGTACGCGCCGGGACCTTCCACGAGCACGTAGTGCACGTAATAGTTGCGACGACGCTTGAGCGGATCGTCTTCCTTCCAGTTTCGGCGCACACCAACAACACGAAGCGTGTCATCGGCCAGCGTAACGACGTACGGGAGCTTAATTTTGGTCGGATTGCCACTCTCGTCCAGGTCTTCAAAGCCCGGAATGTCCAAATCGACCAACATTTCCAGCAAAAACACTTCGCCAGCGCTATCTGTCGGCTGAACACCGACCACTTTGTCGATCGCAGCCTGAATTTGGCTCGGATCAACAGGCGTCGGCTCCAAATCCACCGGCACATCAAGGTATTCGCCAGCCAAAACACGCTTGCGGAACTCGTTGGAGTCCATCGCAATGCGATGAGTAAGGCGCGGACACTGCGAAATGACACTCGACCCGTTGTACGGGATGTAAATGTCGTCGGCCAAGCACAGTTTGGACACCATTCGGCCCAACTGAGCGTCGTAATAGACCTTCTTGAACGTCGAACCACCGTATCCGGTGTAGTACAGGAGTTGATCGAACTCCGGTGTGTACTCTTCCATCACCGTGGTGATCTGGTAATTCATGAAATCCTGCACGCGCGAGGCCTGCTGGAACTTGTCCACGGTCTCTTTGCCCAGGATTTGCGTGCGGACAGGACCGCCAGCCGGCATCAGCTCACGGAAAGCCTGTGCCTGGAACTGAATGATCGCCTCTTGCAGCATCGGATGCGTCGCACCCGAGGCACCACGGAAGGGTTTCGTGCGCTCTTCCATGCGCAAGCCCAGCAGATCCAGCCCCTTGGCGTACATCTGCTCCCAATCCGAGCGCGATCCCTTGTCGGCCTCGAACATCGAGGCCACGTCGATCGAAATACGGGCCAAGGCTTCCGGCTCAAGGACCTCGGCCAGGTTCGCATAGAAGTCCACTTCCTGCGCTTCGGCCTCGCCAATCTCCACTACCGCGCTGCCATCGTCCTCAAGAACGATCTCAATGTCCGGGGCAGCCGCTTCCTCGTCCGCTACCACGATGATGTCGGTGGCAGGGGCTTGGTTAATAGCTTTATCAATTGGCATGTTGATATCCTAACTTGTTGTCGACGGAGGCGCTACTGCCTACTTGCGCTTCTTGCCTAGCTTCTTCGAGATGAATTCGCCGTGGTCCTTGCTCATGCTGCCGCCCTTGGCCTTCTTCACGGGCTCATCCAACTTGCCAACAAAGTTCAGGAATGGCAGACGGGAGCGGAGTTGGATCATCTCATAGGGCAGATCTTCCGTACGACGGATCGTACGATTCGCCTCCCTGTTACGAGCCAAGAATCCCTTACCGTCAAACATCAACTTGATGTCCGACAGCAACGCTGCCGAAAGGGGTAGGTCTTCTTTGCGCGCTACTCTCGCAGCAAAGTCATTCTTCTCGAGCTTATCGATAATGTACGACTCCATGTCCTTCGGAGACACGCCGTACGCCATTGCCATTTGCTCTTCGTAGGGGAGCTTCTTGAAATCATCGCTATCATCCAACAGCGCTTCATACAAACCTTTAACGTTGGTTTGATACGCCGGCAGCGACGTCGATCCGTAGATTAGATCGTAGTAGCGATTTGGTATCTCGTCGTTAACCCGCTCGTGACGGAACTCATGCGACCACACCTTCGGGTTAGCACGAGTGCCTAATGCAAAGATACGCTTCTCGTCCGGCAGCGACTCGATCTGCTGGTTCAAGCCCCTACCCGCAACGCGGTTCATAAGGCTTTCTCGGACCTTCTCCGGAGCTGTCCCCTCGAAGTAGTTCATGCCGCCATAAGGAGAATACAGGTTTTGATCCGGCGCACCGATCAACGCAGACTTCGCAACCGTCTCCGGCGACACCAGATCCTTGAACTGATTACCAATCTTTGATCGGATCAAAGCCTCAAACTCCGGGGATCCCGGAGCACGGCCCTTGAGCTGTTCGTCGAGTTCCTCAAAGTAACGGCGGGTATTCTTTGGCATCAGCGCTTCTTCCCTTTGACTTCCCCGCCATCGGCAAACCGACGCGCGACTAACGGGCCAGCACGATCGAGCGTCGAACGGGTGAGGTTCTTGCGAGTGAGATTGCTCACGTCTTCCTTCTGGCCCTTCACCTGCTCCATCAACGCGGCGAGTTGTTCACTCGCTGACCCTTGGTCCGTGGACCCTGATCCTTTGCCAGCGGCTAACGACTCAAGGCTCATGCTCATCGCCTTACCGCGATCGGTCGCAGCAGACTTCGTAGTGGTGCGCTTCACGCTACGAGCGTTCGGCGACATGCGCACTTCGGTCTTCTCTTGCGCCGGCATGCTCGCGAGCAACCGCTCAAGCTCCGCCTTGGCAGAGTCGTCCTTGTCCGCTTCGCCACCTTCGGCAAAGCGCATCAGGCCACCGCCCGGTGCGAGAATCCGATTGCCCAAACGATCCGTGTAATAACCCAACCCCTGCACGCCGCCCAAAATAGTGGGCGAGAGGTTCGGGTTGTTGGCCAGCATCTGACCAACCATCGGACCCTTGTACGACTGCATCGGATTGATGTTCGAGGGCAACGTGCCAGGGAGCATGGCTCCAGGGACACTGCCAAAGAACTGCGGCTGCCCAGGCGTGTAGGTGATATCCGGCGCATTGGGAATTGTCACCGGCTTCGGCGGAGTACCTGTCGTCGGGGTGCCAGCGGTTACACCGGTCGTCGGAACGATCGGCGTGGTTCCCGTCCCAGTGCCACCGGTGTACCCGCCAAGGTCCACGCGGCCACGATTACCACCGAAGAGGTTCTCGTACGCCTTCATCAAATCCGACGGGACCGGAGTGATCTTGCCCGGCGGAGGAGGAGGAGGCGGGGGTGGAGTAACCGGAGGAGGTGGAGTAACTGGCGGCGGCGGAGTAACCGGCGTCGTCGGCTTCGGCTCGCACTTACCCGTGGCCGCATTGAAGGCCTGGCCTTCCGGGCAGCCCGTCGGCGTCGTGGTGATCGGCTCGCACTTGCCGGTGACAGTGCTGCGCACCGAGCCTTCCGGGCAGCCACCCAGGTCGATCGGACGGCACTTACCCGTAGCCGGATCTTGCTCGTAGCCAGGGCCGCACTTCACCTCCGGGGGAGGCGGTGGGGGCGGCGCTCCAATCGGCACGCACTTGTTGAGTACCGTGCTGAACACCTGCCCCTCCGGACACTGGTTCGGGGGCGGAGGAGGAGGCGGTGGGGGTGGCGGAGGTGGGGGCGGTGGCGGAGGCACACACAGCCCGGACACCGGATCCTTGACCAAGCCCGGAGGACAATCCGTAGGCGGAGGTGGGGGCGGTGGCGGAGGAGGTGGTGGTGGGGGCGGAGGCGGCGGGATCGGCGGACACGCCTGATCTTCCGGAATGACCGATCCGTCCCAACAGGTCTTGGTCTTAACAGGCTGCGCCGGGCACTCTTGATCCTCCGGAATGACCGAACCATCCCAACAGGTCTTGGTCTTTTTCTCCGGAGGCGGCTCTTCCTTGTCGTCTTCCTTGCCGACTCGCACGCAACGACCGAGCTCGTAGTCGAACTCCATGTTCGGAGGACATTGACGCTCGGTCTCACCGGTCGGTACGCACCGGCCTTGATCGAAGTTGTATTCGCTGCCCGGAGGACAGGTCGGCTTCGCCGGCGTGGTCGTCTCAGGGTTTACGCAAATGCCACGGATCGGGTCGAACACCTCTCCGGCAGGACAGGTCTGATCGGCAATGGTGCCGACGTTCGGGATGCTCGTGAAGTCAAAGTTCTGATCGAAGAACGCCGGGTTCACCTTGCCATCCGGCAAGCGCATGTCGAAGAACGGATTGTTCGGATCGCCAGTGAAGTTGATCGCCGGCTTGTCCTGGTATCCCGCATCACGGAACTGCGCTGCGATGGCGTCGAGATCCGCTTGCGTTACGCCTTCAGGCAGCGTGAATGCAGGGGCTTGGCTAATCGGAGGAGCTTCGTTCAGGCCACGCTGCGGAGGCGGTGTGGTCGGCAAACTCGACATGTCGAAGTTCGGATCGAAGATCGGTGGACGCGTGGGCGATGGCCCTTGGACCGCGAGCAGTTCTTCCAGCGACGTCGGCATCGACATCTCCGGCCCAACCGGAATGGTCGCCGGAACAGCCTGCGTCTGCGCGAGCTCGGCCAACAGATCCGCAGCCGAGCGGTCAATAGCCGGTGTGTCCGCTGTCAGTTCGGCAACCGGAGTCTCTTCGGCAGGAGCAACGGGAGCGTCGAGCTCCTCTAGCATCTTCTTGCTTTTGCTCTTGCCCTGGAATGAACGTGGACTAGCCATCAAGGCCCCCTGAAGGGTGTATGCCTTGACATTCTAGGCTTCAATAGTATTCAGGGGCAAGCGCTCGATTTGACGGCTCTCCTACTTCGTCAGTCTGCAAGTTGACGAAATTGCCTTGACGGAAACGCATGATCGCCTGCGTCGTCGAGTCCACCATGTCGTCGTTATCGCCATTCGGAAACGCCGCGCACTCCTCGACAAGCTCTTCCGCCCAATCCGTATCCGGTGCCCACACGAGCCCCGCTTCAAACACCGGTGCTACCGAGTTCGCGCGACTGACCTTATCGGTACCAGACCTACGGCCACCCGGTGTGTACATCGTTACCGGAATGCCAAGCCGACGCAGCTCCTGCTGCAACGTCACACCGGTCGCCTTCGCCTCGATCAGCACGTTGTCGGGGTTCCAATGCTTGTACTCGTCTTTGGCAATGCGCTTGAGCTCCGGAAAGTCCCACCGCCCACGCTTGACGTCTAACAGGATGATATTGGGCCCTGAGTCTTGGTCCGGGTAAAACACACCCCAGGTCGTGATCACCGAGAAGTCGGCCGTCTCCTTTTTGCTGTAGGCGGTGTCATAGCTCTGGATGATGTAGTTCACGATCGGCGGTTCGTCGTACTGCCACACGCGCCACCACTCACGCTTAAGGATCGCACCCTCGTCGTTCGTCGGCTGCTGCTGGTACATGGCGTTCCACTTCTGTACCGACAACGACGCCTTGACCGCCTCCAACTCCTCCAGTTTCCAAAACTCCGGCCACAAGGGCTTGCCACTTGGCAGGATCGCCGGGAACTCAATGACCTCCCACCGATCCGCGCCGCGACTGGACTGTGCCTTCAACAACCGCGCCGTCAGGTCCTTGGTCCCCCAACGGGTCATCACGAGCACAATCGCACCGCCCGGCTGCAAACGAGTACGCGGACCGCCCTGGTACCAGTCCCACGCGTTCTCCAAAGCCAGATCCGACAGGGCGTCTTGCTCCGAATGCGGATCGTCAATAATCAAAATATCGGCACCACGTCCCGTCACCGCACCGCCGACACCGACCGCAAAGTAACTCCCGCCGTGGTTCGTGTCCCACCGGCCAGCCGCCTTGCTGTCCTGCTTCAACTGCACCTCGGGGAACAACTCCTTGTACCGGTCCGAGTCCATCAAATCACGCACTTTACGGCCGAATTTGACGGCTAACTCTGCGGTGTGGGTCGCTTCAAGGGCCTGGGTTCGCGGATCACGGCCCATGAGATACGCCGGAAGCAGGTACGAAGCGAACTCCGACTTCGTGTGACGAGGCGGCATGTTCACGATCAGGCGCTTCAAGGTCCCGTTGGCAATGCGATCGAACGCAGAAGCCATGCGCTTGTGGTGTTCACCAAGGATCGCGGACGGCCAGACGTAGCGCACGAAGTCGATGAAGTTAGAACGGGCCTTGTCTTGCGTCTCAAGGAGCATGAGCCGGTATTCCAGCTTGGCACGCTCGATTTCGATTTCCTGGGGGACCGCGCTCATAGGGTCAAATTGCTTTTCATATGCGCAAAATTTTTGCACGAGTTGACAAGTTGATCAACCGGGGCCCTTTTTTCTACCGGGGTGGGGGTGGTTCCACGTGGAACTAAAACTATTTTGCAGCACATCCAATGTGTGAAATCGGGCATTTGCCCCTGCCTTTACGAAGCCGGCCATTTTTTTGAGCCGCCACCCTCAAAGAATTCACCACCAGGGCGAGGAGAAACATACACGACCCGCGCGCCACGGCTCGCGGATCACGAACACCGAGCCACGGATCGAGGCCGATCGATCGCGCATCGAGGCCGACGCGCGCCAGCTGTCGGAGCACGCGCCACGGATCACGAACACCGACCATCGACGACGACAACAGATCACCGATCCGCGATCCGCGCGCCACGGATCGCGGATCACGCCCCGAGGATCGAGGATCCCGGATCACATACAAAGCAACACGAACCACGGAGCAGGGCGCGAGACCCTCGCGCCAAGCTTGACCGGAGACCAGCCCAGAAGGGCGAGCTCGAGACCGACGCTCCCGCTCGAGATCGCACATCACCAGGGCGAGCTCGAGATCACATACCAACTCGCTCCAACGAGACATACCTGGTCAACTCTCAACTCGACAACGAGCACCCGATCGCCCAAAAGAAAGGGCGCCACATGGGCGCCCTCTCCCGCTCGATGAGCTCGTGCTCGATCAGTCAGTCACCCACGGATCGTGCAGGTACACGCTCGCGCTCGATGGTGGTTCGATGCCTTCGCCCTCGAACCAGTCTGCGATCGTCTCGACGACGAGCTCCGGATCCTTCCATGCGAGCTCGCCGCTCGCGCCAGTGTTGTCGTCCTCGATGGCATTGATGAGCGCAGCAGCCTTCGACGGAGCATCGAGCACCCACTGGGTGAGTGTTCCCCGGATGTACGAATTGCGCGCCGCGCGCGTGATACGAGGCAGTGACTCGCCTGATGGCATCGAGCGCGACCGCGAGCTCGAAACGTACGGCTCCAGATCGTCGTCGTCCCACGTGTAGCCCGACCAGATGCGGCTCGACGTGTAGCGTGTGCTCACCGAGCGCGCGCCCACTCCGAACTTGTGAGCACTCCACGCATACGTGTTCGACAACCATGCACCACGGAACTCGACACCGGCCGCACGATTGATGATCACCGCCGACCCGCTCGCTGTCATCATCCCGAACTTGTTCGAGCTTCCGATCAGGCTACCGACGAACGACTGCCACGTGGGATCGAGCACGATTGACTCGTCAGCCTCGACGGCCGGCCGAATCACGTTTCTGATGAAGTGCCACGTGTCCGACTTTGATTTGTCCCACGCATTACCAGTCGAGAGAATCCCGTTATGTGCGAGCGCAACGCGAGACGTGACGCCGTACGGATGGCAATTCTCGAGATCGATATCGCCATGCGTCTGCATGCGCGCATGCCATACAGACTCGCGCCCCTCGATGTGCTCGCGATAAAAGGCGATGAACTGATCGACCGAGGCCGGCAGAGCCTTGACGACAACAAGCTGACCGCCGCTTGAATACATGACGCCAATCCCGTCTCGATTGCCCGAATAGACGTCCGCCAAGAACTCATCCGAGAACGTGGTGCTCGATGGCTGATGAACTAATAAACACATGATAAAAACCTCCAAGACCTGTTAGGCCGCCTCTGAATGTTGAAAGAGACCCGCCGTACGATCCGCGACATAGGCGCGCATGACGCGCGTCTCCGTTTCGAGATGGTTCGCACAGTAGGCCAAGAACGCATGAGCATTGAGCGCGCTCGATCCAGTCTCCGCACGCGCGCAGTATTCAAGAATCGCGTGCGAGAACTCGATGGCCGAGATCACAGCCTCGTATTTCAACGAACCGCGAAAGATACGAAACTCGATCGTCTCGCGTCCGGTTAGGTTGATCGCCTCGTACCGATCGGCCGAGAGATGAGCAGTCTCAACATCCTTTTCCACGACCTTGCAGAACGACGTGGAATACCGCCGGGCGATCGCAGTGATGAAAGCATCATTCCCCGGATCGTTCACGAACGTGACCGCGCGCGCGATCGTGAGATTCGAGAGCCCGGATCGACTCACGTGGACATGGAGGCCGCACGTCGTCGTTCGATGGCTGCGGAGGCCTCGAACCAGAGCAGGATCGCGCAGGAACGTGAACAGCTCACGATGAGCCGGCAAGCTCTGCGGATGGGTGATCATCTCGAACCCGCTCGACAGACTGCCGTCACGCTCGAAAAAAACATGGCGACCGAACATGCCGCCATTCACTGACTGATGGATGGCGCGCGCCGCCTCTTCTGGATCGCGACTGTAACCCTCGACTTCGAGCTCGACGCCCATGTATCGATTGAACTGCCGACACCAGTCATCCGCTCGAAACTCGAACGCACCCTTGGAAGAGTGGTAGCCCTGAATAACTCGACGCTCTCGGATGTAATCGACGTGCATGTATATCTCGCGATCATCGTCATATTCAAAATCGTCCGCATCCTGATGAATCAGACACCGATCCCCGTCCTGATCGATAGCGGGTCGGCTGCTGTCACAGTGCACCCATGCGTCGTGATACTCCGACCACGTGTAGCTGTTGTCCTGGCATGACTCACAGACGAGCTCGCCGCCGTACGCATCAGCGAGATCGCCCACCGGGAACGACTCGCCGCAGCACTCGCACCCAGAGAAGGAGCCCCACTCGGACAGGCGATCGACCGCATAACTGCGATCGTCCTCGACGAACTCCCAACGATAGAACAGGCGCGAGGCCTCGTGACTACTGACCACGTAATCGAGCGACGCCAGATGCCACTCGAGAGAGGGCGAATAGATGCCCTCCTCTTCAGTAAGCCCAACCACCCGAGTAAGGAACGACCACGGGGTCGAACTGCTAGAACGATGCGCTGCCTCACACAACCCGGCGAACCACTGCATGCGCTGCCGGAATTGACGGTAACCGCCGAGAGTATTCAGCGGCTTGACGAGCCGATCAGCGATCCGCTGTGCGACTACCTCCCGGCGATCTGAATCGGCAAAAACGGCTTGAAAATAGGGCGTTTCGAAAATGTTCGACATTTTGAACCTCTTTCTAACTTTCTATGGGGCAAATCGCCCCGCCGCCGATCATAGCAAAAAGAAAGGGCGAGACAACAGCCCCGCCCCCTCTTTTCTTCGAACGCCTCGATGCTCGATCAGACTACATCGAGCAGCGCTCCCGCCGTCTCTTCAAACTGGACACGCTCGGCCGTCCACGGAATCGAGCGCGCATAGGCTGTCGCACCAGTCACCGCATCGAACACCGATTCGATTGGCCGTCCCTCCTCTTCAAGATGTACCGCCGCGATACGCTCGCCGATACGAGCCCCGAACCGACCCGCCAAAAACTGCTCGACCTTATCCAGCTTCGACGACTGTGCAGATCGCAGCACTGTTGTGATGTTCGACGAGCTCGCGCGCGAGTATTCAAGCAGTGCAGGAGCCGCCTCCTCGATGAACCGATCCGGAGCACTGGCAGTGTGACGGATCGAGATGCTCTCCAACTCATGCGCGCCCCAGACAATCCGATTTTTGCAAACGTAATCGAATAGGAATGTTTTGATTTTCAGAGCACCCGCGCCGACTTCCGAATTTGTGACAAAGAACCCACGCGCGAGCGCGCCCGTTTTGCCGTCACGCCTGTTAGGTAACTCGATCCGATTCTGCTCATCGGCAAGGAACACGAACATGTCACGATCACTCGCAAACAATGTCGTGTTGTCTCGCGTGACTTCTGCAAGGCCTTTTCCAAACTCTCCCGGCACTCGAAAGTCACCAGTCACACCATCACCAAATCGATCCTCGAGGGCGCGCACTACATCCGAGTTCCAGATGCGACCATATCGCGCACCAGTGGCCGCGCGGACTTCGAGGGCTTTCTGGTTTTCGCCCGTGTACAACATCCCAACATCGGCCGCATCTCGCTCAACCTTCAAACCATAATTGAGGCAATCGGCAACAAGCGGAGCCGGTAACGTCCGCAGATAACTAGCCGGTGCTCCCGACAGGCTCGCCAACTGGCCGAACGCCCAATTTGACGGAGCTGCCGTCCTGCCGTTGGAGTCTTGGATCAAAATGCCGCGAGAGTATCCGCGCTCGTCATTGACTGGAACGGCCGTGAGACTGCGAGAGCTTACGACCGAGGCATGCGACAACTCGCGCACCTGTTCGAGCATGGCGCGCATGGCCGGTAATGACGTGAACCGCTCTTCTGGTGGACGTGTTGCCCACTGCCGCGAGGCATCCATTAACGTCGTCATATTAGTTTGCCTCCTGCTTCGATCGCATCCACGCTTCGAGAACGACGCGCGCCTCATGCTTCGAGAGCATGAAAGCATCCGCGAGTATCGGCGCCGCGCCGAACATGTTGACGCTGCCGCCTTCCCTCAAAGAATCCAAAAACCGGAACGCTGCGGGAGCGATCGCCGGCCTGTTACTTACTAACTCGGACATTTTGACTTTCTCCTGTATATGCCACCAATGGGTGGTGGACTTTCTAAAATACGCTCATCCTTCGGCCTGTCAACTACCCGCCCAAAATCTTATGGATGAGCCAGTAGCCGAACAGCTTAAAAACGGTTTTGAAAAACTGCTTTTCTGCATCCCTCGGTTTTGGTGGAAGTGTGCCAGGCTTCAGAGTGGACTCGCGTCCCTCCCACCTTGGCATGGTTCCTCCTCATACTGTTCAACCAATCGACGCGCGCGGCTAACCGCCACACGACGAATGCGAATGATATCGGCCAGTGGCCGCTCGTTGCTGTCGCTGTAGTCAGGCATCGCGAGTAACTCCTTGATGGCACCGAGTAGATCGGCCGTCCGCTTGTCATGCTTTAGCAGTGTCATGGCTTCTCTTCCTCCGACTCCTCAAACGCTGCGATCACCTCATGCACCATGAGCAAAGAGATTCCTAGCGACTCGGCGATCTCCTGCTCTTTCATGCCGTCCTCATAGTACATGTCGATAATTTGTAAATCCGTCCAGTTCATGCGGCCTCCCCTGTGGCCTTGGCGATGACGGCGCGTAGGGTGTCAACGGCGGCAATTACGTCAGCGTCGCATTCATCCATCGGGTTTCCGTGATAGTCATATTCAAGCCGTGCGTTTTCTAGCGCGTGCAGCGCCATTTGCAGGGCGGCGAGCAAATCAGGGGTTGAAGCGTGGCGGCTCATGACTGCACCTCTTCGATGTCGTTGATGAAGTCCTCCATGTGAACAAGGCCGAACTCCGTGAAAGCCTCTTCATTTTCGTTCCACGTGGCCAGAGCAATATCACTGGCCTGCTCTTTCGAATCGGCCTCGATCTCTAACTGGTACACGGTGTGCTCTATTCGAACGAGCGAAATCCTAAACTTTTTCATGGCTGCACCTCCATAGCGCGCAGCACGCGCTCGAGCTCGGAGCAAACCTTGTAACTGTTCTCTGCTCCCGGAACTCGAAAACAAGGGGCGCTGTTCAACGCACGCAACGCAAGCCGCAATACGGCTATGACTTCTGCCTTATCCACATGAATCTCCTTTCTGCTTTCTAGCTAGGAACATTCCTAGCGTCGGCGAACCTACCCCGCCTCGATCAACTTGTCAACTGTTCATCAACTCCAGTTCGAGCATGCCCCACGGCATGCTGCCGTAGTGCCACGACGCAAGCGGGGTCGTATCCACCCCCGCACGTGCGAGCTCGAGTACCTGATCGCCACGGTACAACAGTAGTTGACCATCCTTGCTCGCTGTCTTTTTGTACGGCACAAACAAAACCAAAATGAACGTCGTGCATCCGATCTCGGCATGGCGCGCATGGAAGGCGACCTGATGGGGAGACAAACGAACGCGCCGCCCATACGTCACGACCTTCAGCTCGAGAGGGGCAAAAGTACCCGAGCGGGGCAGGGCAACCAGACAGTCCGGGAAGCCCTGATTAACCCGTGACTCAATCCGGGTAAAAAGGCAGCTTGGGAGGTTTTCTTTCAACCTCTGGTACAGCTTCGTCTCTGGCTTCGCTGGCATCCTTCGGTTCCTCTTCCAGACTCTCGGCTACCTGTTCCGGTGTGACGTCGATCACAGGGCTGCCGTTGCCGTACAGCTTCTTGATCTCCTGCAACTTTCGCATGACCTCCTCCTTGCTCATGGAGTCGATCGTACCGTGCCTGATCTCCTTGCGATCGATGTAGATCGTGCCCAAGGCCTGGCCTCGACGGTATTCAGCCTGGACAGCAGCGCCATAGGCTCCCGCCGCCAGTGCCTGGTCGCGGATCACCTGTAGGTCGCGCATGTGACGCTCGTAGGTCGTGCCGTACTTCTCGGCCATCTCCGCGCGCATCTTCTGGATCGCAGCGACGATGTGCGGGTTCTTGTCTGGGTCGGTCAGATCCTCGGCGCGCCGCTTGGCGTTCTTCTCTGGCCACCCTGCACGAACCACGGCCTCCCGCAGAGTCACGTGGCCGTCCCCGGCTACGAACTCGTTGACGAACTTCCATTCCTGCGTGGTGAGCTGCTTCTGCTTCTTCGGGACGTTAGGGACAGGGCGGTTGATTTTCTCGATCGTCTTCGGCTGAAGCCCTCTGCTGATCTGCTTGCCGAACTCCTTGTCCGCCTTGCTAGTCAGCTTCACGCGACCCTCCAGACCCGCCAGCCCTCCGGGACACGCCGGCACGAAAACTTCGTCCCATGCCGCTTGGAGAACATCCAGGCGGCGCTACGCGCGTTCTTGGCAGCTTCGGCATCTGGTAGCAGGAAGCTGTCCCCTACGGCCATGACAGGGAAGGGGTACTTCTCCCGCTGGGCTTCGGCGGGGATCGGGATGCCCGTGTCAACTGTTAACATGCCAACAGTCTACTATGGGTAATTCAAGATCGTCCAGTGGGGTCAGGGCCGCTAGTAGTCCTCAAATAGGGTCTAGTGAAAAAAAAATTTCTCGAAAAAAGGTCGCGCGCGCATCCCAGATAAATTTCACTGAATCAGTTAGTGTAAGTCACTGTGTACTCGTAACTTACTGATTCTATTGTCTTCTTACACCTATTACAGCATTACGGTAAATTTTAAAATTTTTTGAAAAAAAAACTAGTAGACCCCTTCTGGGTTCTACTGGAGCCGTTAGCGGCCCGTTTTTATGTACTTTTTGTTAGTTTTCTGCCATATTGACCCGTGGTCCATGATCCATGGTGAACAAATGAAGCCAGTTGACCTTGAACACATTGACAAGTGGTACGCTTACAACCCCGATACAGGGGAGGTGTACCGCAAGACGACCTACGCCACCCTTTGCACCCCTGACACTCACGGGGGTTACATAGCCAACATCCGTGGCAGGGTATGCTCGGTGCATCGCATCGCGTGGTTCTTGAGCCACGGCGAGTGGCCCCCGTTCAACCTTCGCCATCGCGACGGCAACCGCCGTAACAACCGCATCGACAATCTGGAACCGGTTTCCATCAGGCACCCCAAATAAAAAACCCCGCCCTTTCGGGCGGGGTCGGCGGCAAGTGCAGGGTGGGTGTCCCCTCTCTAGGGAGCGCCGCCTAGGCTAGCTACTGAACTTCGGAGCCCATGATCTGCTTAAACCGTCCTTCGAGCATCTGTGCGGCTGCGTGAGCCGGCATGATCTCGCCGAACTCGATCTCCGACACGTCGAGGTCCTGATCCATGGTCCCTGGCACGTGGACCACGGGGCCTACGAGCCCGTAGCGCGTCCCGTTGATGGTGACGACCACCATCTGTACGAGCGGCATGTCATCGGTCGTGACGAAGTTGATGTGTTTCATACAGTTTGGATCTTGCGCTTGGATTCCATCCAGTGCAAGTCGATGAGCAGGCTCTCGACTTGTGCCTTCAGGCCATCCCGTTCGTCCTTGAGCTGCTTGATCTCCTCCGAGAGTGCCTCTACGAGACAGTCCTGGACCTCGATACGGCGACGCAGGGCAAAGATGTACTCCCGCATAGCCAGATCCTCCACTGGCTGTGGCGGGTCCTCTGTGCTGTTTATGGCCGGTCGGAGCATTAACGGACCCTCCCCCGCAGCTTGTCCGCCACGAGCTTGGCGTAGCCGGCGATATCGTCCCAGTTATCGATCTTGTCGGGGTTGCCGTTGACGATGCGTGACATCTTGCTCGCGATCATCTCGAGGGCTTCCCACTGTTCGTCCGAGAAGAGGCTTCCCATCTCATCGGCGTGGTCGGCCATGGCGCGCTTGAGGGCTTGGGCGAGCCGGGCGTTATCGGCGAACGCGCCGTAGTCCTTGGCCCGTGAGTCGAGGATCGCGTCCACTGTATCGGCCTTCGGTGCGATCGCGTCCATCTCCTTCAGCACCTTGTCCAAGAGTTTCCCGCGTTCGGTGAGGAACTTCACGCCCTCGGCCGTCTTGGTCGGCTTGCCAACCGCCTTGTCCCGCAGCTTGTAGGCGTAGGGAATGGAGATATTGAAGCGTTCGGCGACGCCACGGACCTTCGCACCGGGGTTATCGAGGAACCACTGGTAGGCCTTGGTCGTGAAGTCAGACTTCTTGAGCTTTTTAGTACGAGTTTTCATCGAAGGTTATCCTTTTGTTGAAGCATGTAAGCCATGCAAGAGGGCGGGATGTGTTGTTCGCCTGAGTCAAACGCACAGGCGGCTTCGATAGGATCGGTAGACCCTTCGAGGTAGGTAGTGCGTAGATAGCTTTTGTAAACGATCGTGCCTGCGATACTGAACGCCAGGCCGACAAGTAACACAATCAACGCTATAAACACGTAACTATCAGTCTTATCTGTATTCATCGAGTTCTCCTTTCTATGCTTTCTAACAGTTAAAAGTAGTCTCTTCCGCCTCTCGAACATCTCCAGTTAGGTGGTGGGAGGTGTTTATCTAGCGGCCTGCGTTTATACCGCAGGATCAAAGTTATAACAACAGTGGCCAACAAAAACAATAGTAGCGTTAGGCCGTTCATCAAGATCTCCTTCATTTCTTCTTTCTCCTGGCCGTTATACCCTGCTGTTCCTCCCAGTGCAACACCCTATGACAGTTGGCACAAAGCGGTATGCACTTCTCCTCCGCCTCGCGGATCGCCTCGGCTATGTTTCTCTGCCTCACCGCCAACTTATTGACCGATCGCTTGCCCTCTTTGATCACGTGGTGGAAGTCGATGATCGCTGGATGCGTCTTTCGGCAATGGCTACAGCGCTGCTTAGACTTGTACGCGATCCACTCTGTTCTATTTTTATCCCTAGCCTCCCTGGAGTTATTGATAACCTTTCGTCTGTTTGATTCGTACCACTTCCGTGCGTACACCTTTTGTTTGGCCTTGCGTACGGCCTCGTCCTTGAACGGCATCGAACCCCCTATAACCGTTTACGCCAGTACACCGCTCTAGCAAAGGAGTAACGGACTGTCGGTTCGTAGGTTTTGAAACCACAGGCGATGAGGTTATTGGCGCTTGGTACGTTGTCGGTCGTATCGGATACGGCCCACTTGTAACCGTGGCGCTTGGCCCATGCCAGACGAACGCGGATGAGTTTTCGTTGAACCCCCTTGCCCCGAGCGGCGGGGGTGACCCCGCACCGGCCGAGGTAGACACCTTGTGGCGTCTGCTCCGAGGGGCAGAGGCACGCGAACGCTATCGGCGTGTGCCGATGATAAGCGAGCCACCAGACCCCCTCTTCCGGAAAGTACAGAGAGTCGTGCGGCAGACAAGCCCGTTGCAGCGCGACTAGTGCTTCTTTGGTTTCCGGATTTGAAGGGTCGACCTGTGTACAGACGACCTTCATAGGCCGTCAGTGTACAAAGATTGCGTGTTATTTCAACGACACGCCGTAGTATCTTGAGACTGTTTCAATAGCGTTCAAATGATTAGATATCTCGGCGATATCACGATCCTTGTCGGGATCAAAGATGGCGATGCCCTTACCTGACTTGCGGCTTTTAAGGTCCTTGGTCAGTGATCCGTGGATACTGCGAAGTTCCACTTGCATGATCTGCTCAACAAGCTCGCACGATAGTTCGAGCTTCAGTTCCTGTGTCACCTTGGGCAGGAACCGCTTTGCGGCCTTCTTGCCGAGTGTGCGCTCTAGTACCGCTTTGCGGCTCATTTTTTGATCTCCACTTCGGCCTCTGTCTCGATCCACACTCTCGCTCCGCACGCGAGCGGCTTGTCGGGGGAGTAGACCACCTTCGACGGGCCCTTTACCTCGACCTCATGTGCGTAGGTGTTGGACTTGTAGTTCTTGACGGTGATGACCGGTTCGTCGGTCCCGTTTTTGACGTTGCGCTTTATGGCGTGTTGATTCACATGTATGACGGTCTTCATTGCAGCTCGCCTCGCTTCCAAAGAATGTAATCATACTGCTTGATTCCCCGGTGCAGAGCAGAGGCCAGGTGCATAGGGTTCAGGCCCCACTCTTGTGCGAGGGGTTTGTAGTTGATGCGCTTTTTGTTGGCCCTGGCGCTGGCCCTTCGTTCACGCAATACCTTGTACTGCTCAAACGTGATGCCTGGGTTGTAGCGAGACGGGCGGGTGTATTCTTTCTTCATAACTGTTTGTCGTGTATGTACCGTTGAACGCCTTCGATGTAGCCACGGTAAAAGGCCATCCGAACTTCCTGCATCTCAAGCTCCGTGGGCCGTCGTCCGTAAGCCTTCTGCCCCCGTGCCCAATCCTGCACGTACACGTCCGCCACAGTGGACGCTTTCTCGTATAGCCAGTTACCGAGTGACGTGGTGGTTTCGTTCATTTGTTTCTCGGAGGTAAGTGCTTCCATCCTTTTGGGGTTTGTACAAAGCCGATCGAGACCATGGCCTCGATGGTGCGGCATTCCCCGCCTAGACGCTTGTGCGTTCGGAAGCTCTCGGGTGTGACAAACACCTGTTTACATTCCGTGCACCGGCGAACCTTGGAGACGACGCTCATTGGTCACGAGTCTCAAGCATGATATCGGCCAGGCGGTAGGCCTTCTGTACGGCCGAGTACACAGACTCAATATCGTCGCGGGTCACGATGCCGGTCAAGGCATGTGCTGCAAAGTAATCCCGTAGCGTGAGGCCCCCCTCGATCTTCGCTTCGCCCTTATCGTCAACTACACGTTCCGGAAAGATATTCATTCGCCTACTAACTCCTCAATGATGTCATCCTCAATCAACATGCGCTGTGACTCGCTCAATATCTTGAGTATATTCACGCGCGCGACCTTGCCGTCAGGCTTTTCGAGCGAGACGTACGCCGACGTTAGCTCGATCATGGGCGGCAGGACGTAATCCGCCACTTGGATCGGATCCAAGACGTCATAAGTTATAGCGACGTCGAGGCTTATCTGTGTCTGGTGTTTCATCTTTCTTCCTATTGGCCTCGATGCGTGCGAGCAGCTCGGCCTCTTTGTAGGTGGTCTCAAACAGCTCGTCGATGTGCTCTCGGATGATCGTGGCCATGCTCTTTTTGTAGAACTTGGCGATCTCTTTGAGCTTCTGGTGCGTTTCGAGCGGCACCATCACGCTGTGAAACTTCGCGCCTTTGCGACGATCGGGCGAGTAGCGGCCCGGATAGCGGTACTTACGCTTTCGCCTGTAACGAAACACATACTCCTTCAACTCACGGAGTTTCTGTTTGCCCTCTTCATCCTCGCGAGCAGCGAGCCGCGCCATACCGAGGCGCGGAAACTTTCTGTTGAAGTCGTCGTAGTACATCTTTGTCCACTGACGACCTTTTGCCAAAGGCTTCTTCATCCCGTTCTCCTTTCTTGGGCCAAATGTAGCGCAGCAGCTATGCCAGTGCAACTACCCTTTGGCCTCGCCCCACGACGGGCCGATCTCGGTGTCCACTTTTGAGGGGACTTCGAGCTGCACGGCGTTGCGCATGATCTCGGCGGCGGCCAAGGCTTCTTCCTTGTTGTTCACGCTCACGGCCACTTCGTCGTGCACCTGGAGCAGCAAGCGGAAGCCGGCTTTGTTGAGCGCGACCATCGCGGCTTTGGTCTGATCGGCAGCGGAGCCTTGGATCAAACGATTGAGACCTTTGTACGTCATCGCACGCTTGATCCGTGGTCCGTATTCCACGATCGCTTGCTCGCGCGGCAGCGCCTTGTTGATGCCGTACTCCACCGGTTCCCAAAGCGGGAAGCGGCATTTACGGCCGAGCAGCGTACGGATCGAGCCACCCGAGGCGGGATGGTCGATGCGCTTCATGACGGAGTTCACCGTGCCTTTGAGGAAGGGGACCTTGAGGTGGAACGTATTGATGAGCTCTGCCGCTTCATCGAGCGGCAGGTCTAGGGAGTTGGCGAGCTTCTGCTTGCCCATCCCATACATCAATCCGAGGCCAATGGTCTTGGCGGCTTTGCGTTTGATCCCCGCCATATCCGCCACCATTTGGTGGAAGTCGGTGTTGGGGTCGTTTCGATATGCCTCTGCCATGCGCTCTGCGCCTGGGAGATCGAGTAGGGTTGCGTAATGGACGAGAAGCCGAGGCTCCTGTGAGCTGAAGTCATTCGCTGCCCAGAGTTGTCCTTCTTCAGGCAGGAAAAGCGAGCGTACCAGGGGGCCGATGATTTCATGGCGAGCAGGCACCTGTTGCAGGTTAGGGTTGTTCATTGAGAGGCGGCCCGTGACTGTACCACCGTCTTCTGAGCGCATCTGATTCACGTGCGGGTGGATACGCCCGTCGGCCGCGCTATGGCGCAGGTAGGGCTCGAGGAAGGTGCCGTGAGTCTTGTTGAACTCACGCGCTTCGATGATGAGTTTGGCGATCTCGTGCGGGTGGCCATCGAGGAAGGTCTTCGTAAAGCTCGGCAAGCCAGTCGTGGTCTTCGGGTACGGGATCCCAAGTTTGTCGAAGGCTTTGGCGATGCTCGCAGCGGCCCATATGTCAACTTTTTCGCCAGAAATTAACTTGATCTGTTTGATATGTTCGTTTTCTTTACGTTTGAAATCATCGATCAGCATCTCGCACTTGCTGCGATCGAAGCGGATGCCCTGGAACGTCAAATCAATCAGCACCGGCAATAGCTCGGTTTCGAGCGTGAAGATGGACTCCACCTCGTCCTTGCGGATCAGCGCCTTCAAGTGATGCCAGAGCTTGAGCGTGAGCGCCGCGTCCTGCTCGGCGTAGTCGCCGACGTACATAGCTGGGAGCTTCCAGAGCTCCTTCTTGGCGTGCACCCCGAAGTCGGAGGCCGCGTCCTTGAGGCCCTGCTCGGACTTCACCTCTTTGAGATAGTCGAAGCCGAGACTGTTAAGCGCGTAGCTGAAGCGGTTCTCGTCAATCAGCGGGGCCGCGAGCATGGTGTCGTAGATAGTCCCGTTGACCGTGAACCCTGATGCTCGAAGCCAGCCCAAGTCATAGGCGGCGTTGTGCATGATCTTGTCGCACGGCAACTCGAGAACCTTCTTCATCCAACGGTTCACGATGCGCTCATCAAGGTTGCCACCGCCCTGGTGGGCGATCGGGTAGTAGCCCTTCCAACCGTCTACAGCGACGGCGTAGCCGACGATGAACCCGTCCTTCCGGGGCCATCCTGGCCCCATCGACTCCATGTTGGGGTCACATGTTTCGAGGTCGATCGCAATCTCCGTTGCGCCGGAAAGGTCTGGGAAAGACGAAGGGGGTACCCATTCAGATGGGCGGTCAAACATGGGAACAGTTCTCATAAACGAAAGCCTTTGTACGAATTCTTAGGTAATACGAAATGCAGCGACTGCTTGGCGCGGGTGATCCCGACGTAGAGCAATCGGTTGATGTCATCGGAGTTCTTGTCGTACTCCTGCGCGAACTTGGTCGACAGATCGCCGATCAGCAGGACGTTATCTGCCTCGCCGCCCTTCGCACCGTGGATGGTGGAGAGCTTGATCGGAACCTTGCCCGTGATCCGTGTTCCTCGACGCAGCAGCGCGATCAGGTAGTTGCGCTTGTCCTCGCCGATCTTGGTCAGCGCTTCGTGCCAGATCGCATCGGTCAGTAGGCCGTGGTCCTTGGTCAGTGATTCGTGTGTGTACATCCGATCCACATCAGCCGTCTTCAAGCCCTTGTGTCCGTGCTTGACGAACTCGGTGCCGAGATACTTGTAGATCAACTTCACGACCGGGAACGGCACTTCACCGCCCTTGCGTAGGCGCTCCCACCCCATGACGGCGGTCAGCATTGACTCAGGCACGCTCCGTTGTCCGTGGCGCTCGAAGAGCAAGCCTTGCGACTTCAGCCACTCGTGCATCTCGGTGAGCATGTAGTTCGTAGCGGCAAGCACGAGCCACTCGCCCTGTGTGATGTCGACGTGGTGGAAGTCGTTGTAGTAAGTGATCGCACCGCCTTCGGTGCGCGGCTTCCAGATCTTCGGCTGTCGCTTGCGGATGCGGTTGACCACTTGGTCGGCGAGCGCGTGGATCTTTGACGGTACGCGATAGGATTGGTCGAGGACTTTGATATCGCCCTCAAGCGTCAGGAACGAGTCTACGTCCGCACCGGCCCAGGTGTAGACCGCCTGGTCGTCATCGCCTGCGATGAACGTGCGTTCAGCACGGGCAATGAGTTCCTTGACTATCCGCCACTGTAATTTTGATAAATCCTGAGCCTCGTCAATAATTAATGTTTTTAATGACGGAAATCTATCAGGCTCGTCTAAAACTCTCTCCAACAAGTCGGTGAAGTCGAGCAAGCCACGCGAGGCCTTGAAGTGTCGGTACGCGCGATCAACGTACTCGAAGTGATGCCACTCGATGGTCATCTGACTTTCGTTGTAGTGCTGGCGCAGGTCCTTGCCCTTGATGCGTGCGATGTTGACCTCGTTCAGGATCGGATGGTCTGCCTTGATGGCAAACTCCTCCTCGCCCTTCTCGACGCCAAGCTCGATGCCGGCTTCCTTGGCAAACTCTGCATAGTGCTCTGGCCCCATCATGTCCTTCGACGTCACGCCGAGGCAGTGATAGGCGAGCGAGTGCAGCGTACGGAACCACGGGAAGTCCCGATCCGGGTTCAGTGCCGGGAACTTCTGTATGGCACGATCGCGTGCTTCGGTTGCCGCCTTACGGGTGAACGCGAAGTAACCGATCTGCATTGGATGCACGTCGGCCTCAAGCTCACGCTCGACGACAGAGAGCAAATAGGTTGTCTTGCCGGCCCCTGGAGGGCCGAACACTTTTTCGACGCTCATTCTTGTAACTCATCGGCCATGTCGGTAATCGACTTCATCGTGCAAGGCCAGACGATGATCGGCGTGTTCTCGCCGACGTACGCGTCTTCAATGTTGTAGCTGATGTACTCGATCGCCTCTTCTTCGGACAAGCCTGATTGGTGCATGAGGATCGTAACGATCGCATCACCGTCGTAGATCAGCGTGTCCACGCGCTTTGCGCTGCCGTCAGCCACGCGCTGCCACACCGTCGAGATGCCAATCAAGGCCCCGTCAAACCCGTCAATCTTCAGCATTAGAACGGACTCCCATTCTTCTTTTGTTCCGGTGTCTCGAACGGCGAATCCTGCCGCTCGAACCGGGGGATGCGCCAACAACGTGTCGCACGGTTCTTGAGGAACAGACTAATCGGCTCGCCACCGATCTCGCGGATGCGCTGCGCAATCTTCGGGAGCGTCATGCCCTTAAAGTTGTTGCGGTTCAGGTGCGCCTCGAGATCCTTCATGCGGAAGTACGTGCGGCCTTCGTCGTCATTGGTCCACGGGCGACCAAGCAGAAGCTCGTCACGATCGAGCGCCTGCTGCAAGTGCGTGCAGAACTCTTCGAGCAAGTCGTTGAAGCGACCAGTGACAGTCGTGTCCTCGCTCGCAACGGTAATCTGCTCCGTCTCGACCATCTCGGTGAGCAGCGCGTTCAGCATCTGCTCCCAGTCCGCCTTCTTGATAGCCGGCGGCAGCACGTTCAGCTTCTCGACGCAAGACTTCTGGAAAGCCATCTGGTTGAAGAGGCTCTCCGTATCCAGTTCGATGCGTTTACCGTTTACGTCGAGAAACCAAAGCGGCGGCTCGCTCGCATATTTTGAGAGCGCGGATAGCTGCGGTGAATCTGGCCCATGGGCCCCGATCCCGAACTTCCGAGTCCTGCACAGGCCGCTGTTGCAGAAGCTGTTCAGCGGCGCGTCCTTGCACTTGTACCGGTACTCCTTTTTGTTTATCTGCTTTATGAGCAGTTGTACTTCGTTGTTTGGCAGCGGAGGGCTTACGTACTTGTAGTTGTATTCCACTAGCACGTTGTCCCACGTCGCTGGGTGCGCCCTCTTCAGATAGAGGCCGATGTTGAACAGCGCGTTGTTTCTTGTCCCCTCGGGGACGCCTTGAGCGCAGATGGCCTGTAGGCATGGTGGTCCGTCCTTTATAGGTGACTCAGGGGCCTTCGGTTCCTCGGGGAACTTCAGGTCTTTGTCCTGCACGAACGTGTCGTACAGCACATAGAACTCCTCCAACGTGGCGGCCTTGCCGTCATCGTTAAAGGCGTAACGCATGGTGTCATCGCCGCCAAAGTACGGCAAGTTAAGGAAGTTACCCGTGTCGCCACGATCTACCAGGATCTCCGCCTGCTTCGGGAAGATCTCGCGACCGGCCTCGCCCAGAAGCGCAGCAGCGCCTTTGAGGTAACGCTGCATCTCAGCAGCGGGAATCGGTTCTTTGACGAACAGGAACACGTGTGCGCCGCCTGACTTGCTGCGGCACACGACAAGGGGCAGCTCAAGGCTGCGAATCTTTTTGATTAGGCCGGCATGATCCAAGGGGTACTGATCAATATCAATACATCCCCAAATGCAGGAGTTATCGGCACGAATGGGAATGATGCCAAGCGACGGCTCGACACCTTCCAGATGCTTGTGCCAAAGATCATCGGTCGGGGGCTTTCGAACGACGACGGCTTTACCGGCTTGCTTGCCATTGCCCTTCTCGCCTTCGATTTTGTAGGTCCCATAGGCGATATCTAAGCCCGTAAATATCGCTTTGAACCGTGTGATGTCGGTCATTTCTGCTTTCTCGAAAGATGGGGCCTACTTGCATAGGGTGGATGGATCGTCGCCTGTAATTGCTTTCGGCCCCAAGACATTAAAACGGTGCAGCGGCAGAAGCAGCGTCACCTTCGCTCTCGTGCTTCCCACGTACTGCACCCGAAGATACAGACAGTGCGAAGGATTTGCACGCGGCGTAAACGTCGTCTCGATCAATTGTACCAATACGCTCAACTTCCCAACCGAACCACTTGCCCTTGTCGTTTGACTCAGGCTGCGTGGTCAAGCGGTACATTTGGCTGTACATCGGCGGGGTGAACAAACCGTTCTTACCCTGCAACTTCACCGACTGCATCATGCTGTTCCACTTGCGGCTCTTCTTGAGCTGCGTGGACTTCATGACGATCATTGCCGGAGACGGCGTACCGTCCTCGTCAACTACCATCACGTAATGGTTGGCAGTGTTCTCGATGTAGTTACCGTTGTCGAGGTAGTCCTTGTTCTCGCCCGGTTCGCGGTGCGTACGGGAGAGGATGTCGGACGTGGCCGGGTAGATGTGAATCGGCGCACCGGAGCCGCTCCCACGGGGAGCCCACTCGATGTACTGACGCACGTATGCGCACGGAACCACCACAATGCCCTTCTTACCATCGTAGAGCTGACCGGTGACGCTGTTGTAGATCATGCCGGGGAGTGCCCCGTCGACCTCACCAACTTCCGGTGACGTGTTGGTCAGGAGTCGCAGGAACGGCAGGGCGAAGTCGTCCTGATTCATTCCGGCAAAACTGCTGCTGGCATCCTCTTCGAATGCCGTAGCAATCGCCAACGCGGTGGATGATTCGTTCTTCTCTGCTAAAGCTGTTTTAGCCATGATTCGTGGTCCTTTGTTAAGCTGACTTGATTACGGCCTTTTTACCGATGTACGCGCCGAACAGTTCCGTTGGGAACTCCTCGCCACGTGTCACCCGTTCCTTGACCCAGGCCTTCAGGGTCGAGGGTTCTACTTTCTCGGACTGCTCGGCAGGGAAACCCTGCTGACCAAGCATGCCGAGGAGACGGTTGCACAACTCGTCCTCGCCACGCCCGAAGCGCACGCTGACGGTGTTTTTGATGATGTCGTCAAAGCCATGATCCCGGAGCCACTGGAAGGCTTCGGCACGTCGGGCTTCGCTAATCGAGGCGCTGTAGAAGGGCTTCACGTCGATCGAGCTGCCATCTTCCATGCGGAAGGATGACATGCCCATCTCGGTGAGGGCTTCCGGAATAGCCTCCTCGGTCAACTTGCGATACTGCTCTTTCAGTCCCTTGAGCGTCGTTTCCTCGTCCTCGATCTGCTTCTCGAGTGACTTGGCACGACGGGCTAGGGCTGCGATACCGGTGATCTGGTCGTCTTGGACGCGCAGCGCATCGGCTTCTTGCTCAAATAAGCTCGTAAGGCTCATCTAGTTCTCCTTTCTTGAAAAGATCAACCTCTAACGGGATGTAGCGACGTTCGCGTTTGTCCCACTTGAGGCACTTGAATCGACCGTTGTTCTTAAATGCCGCTACCGCACAACAGATACCTATTGCAGACGGATCACCGATCAACAACAAATAATCGTTATCGGTGAACTTGTCCAGTTTGCGTTGAACCCGTCGAACGGTCGGGGCAACGGAAAACGCAATCTGAGCGTTAGGCGGCAAAATCGTCTCAATCTGGCCGTAATCCTGGGCACTTGCAATATTGTGTTGCAAGGTCTCAGAAACGACATAAACCTTGGGCACTGACATTTCTCCTTTCTCAAAAACTGTGATCAGTGTAGACTCGCGTTTCAGGGATTGCAACCCCTGCTAGAAAGCGAGATCAACATGAGCCAATTTTTACAGACTTACCGATTCAAAAACAAGCCGTTTGCGCATCAAGCTGCTTACCTTCAACGCTTTTGGGATCACCAAGTAGCGGCACTGTTCGCCGATATGGGAACGGGCAAGAGCTTCATGCTCATCAATAATATAGCAATGCTTTACGACCAGGGCCGCATCAATGCCGTCCTGATCGTCGCACCAAAGGGCGTGTACCGCAACTGGGTAGACACCGAAATACCCAAGCACATGCCTGAACACGTGGTCTACCGTGTAGCGCTGTGGTCAGCAACGCCACGCAAGGCGGAGCAGCAGGCGCTTGATTCGATGTTCGAGATCACCGAAGACCTGAAGATTCTGGTGATGAACATTGAGGCGTTCTCAACGCCACGCGGCACGAAGTTCGCTCAAAGGTTTTTGTTCGTGCACAACGCGATGATGGCTATCGATGAGTCGACGACCATCAAAACGCCAAATAGCAAACGAAGCAAAAACACTGAAAAAACAGGCAAAATGGCGAAGTATCGCCGCATCATGACAGGCTCTCCGGTGACCAAATCACCGATGGACCTGTACCAGCAATGCGCCTTCCTATCGGATGCCTGCCTCGACTCGCCTTCGTACTATGCGTTCCAAGCGCGCTACGCGGTCGTCGTCGAGCGACGCTTGGCGAGCCACAGCTTCAAACAAATCGTCGGCTATCGAAAGCTCGATGAGCTCAAAGAGAAGCTTGATCGGTTCAGCTTCCGCGTGAAAAAGGAAGAGTGCCTGGACCTTCCAGACAAGTTATACGTGAAGCGTGAGGTCGATCTCACAGACGAGCAGGCTCGTGCCTATGAGCAGATGAAGGTCATGGCATTAGCGCAGTTCGAGCAGGGCATGATGTCCACAGTTAATGCACTGACGCAGTTGATGCGTTTGCATCAGATCACCTGTGGTCACGTGAAGCTGGATAACGGCACGATCATGTCCTTGCCGAACAAGCGCATCGACGAGCTCCTGGCCATCGTCGAAGAGACCGACGGCAAGATGATCATCTGGGCCACGTACCGCCATGACATCGACGCCATCAAGATCGCCCTACAGAAAGACTACGGCATGGAGAGTGTCGGCACGTACTACGGCGATACCGAGGAAGACGAGCGGCAGCGGGTCGTGGCGGAGTTCCAGAACCCGGAGAGCAAACTACGCTTTTTCGTAGGCAATCCCAGCACTGGTGGCTACGGCCTGACACTGACAGCGGCCAACGTGGTCGTGTACTACAGCAATAGCTTTGACCTTGAGAAGCGGTTGCAGTCGGAGGATCGCGCGCACCGTATCGGCCAGACCAAAAACGTGACGTACATCGACTTGATCGCCGTCAAGACGATCGACGAGAAGATCGTAAAGGCACTGCGGGATAAGATCGACATCTCGACCCAAGTGCTCGGAGAGGAGGTAAAGAAATGGTTGATCTGATCCCCATCAAACGCCTGTATCAGTACGAGCGCCTCAAGCGCATCGACAGTCCAGACGGACGCAAGTACGTCGACACCAATGAAAACGCCCTGCCTAGTGTCACGACTGTGCTATCGGCGACCAAAGACAAGAAGGCCCTTGATGCGTGGGCCGCGAGAGTTGGTGAGGCAGAAGCGAACCGGATCAAAAATGAAGCGGCCACGGTCGGCACGCACATGCACAACGTCATCGAGCGGATGATCGCGTACCGTGACCTACCCCGCCCGACCAACTGGCTCATGGTCAAAGGTTATGAGATGGGCTATCGGCTCGTGAACGAGTACTTCATGAACCTTGAGGAGATCTGGGGGTCAGAAGTACCGCTGTATTACCCAGCTAAGTACGCTGGGACGACGGATCTTGTAGGGGTCTACCGAGGCAACCCTGCGATTGTCGACTTCAAGCAGTCGCTGAAGCCGAAGAAGCACGAGTGGATCCAGGATTACTTTCATCAGCTTGCTGCCTATGCGCTCGCGCACGATGTGGTGCATGGCACTACAATCAGACACGGCTATGTCCTGGTCGCTCTCCAATCCGGTGGCACTCAGGAGTTCAGCACCACCGGATCAGAATTTGAGCGATACAAGGAAGAGTGGATGAAGCGCGTCGAGTGTTACCACTCGCCCGAGTGCGAACAGATGGCTAAGTACTTTAGCTAGGCATCGGTTGACCGGCGGCTACGCCGGCTGCACCGATGATCGCGTCGTTCGGGAAGAGCTGCTGCATCATCAGTCTGCTCTGCGTCGGGCCACCCGTTGTCGGAGGCGGACCTCCGGCAGGAGCGCCGCCTTGCGGAGCAGGAGGCTTCTGCATCCCCGGCACGCCACGGGTGGTCGGGGCCGGCGGAACCGGCTTCGGACGCATGGCGTTGTAGACATCTTGAAGCGACTGGAAGTCTCGCGAAGCAGTCGGTCCCCCCGTCACTGCTTTCGCCTCGGGGGGCTCTTCGTAGTTCGCGTAGTTCAAGCCAGCAGCCAACAGATACGCGTGCATCGACTTTGCCAAGCGGAACTTCTCCTGTTCGGAGAGGTTGCGACGCAGCAGCATCGACATGAACGCCGGATCCTGCACGGCCTGTTGCATGGTCTTGCGGACCATCATCATCGGCATCTTGTCAAAGATTTGACGCACGGCCTTCGAACCGGCCGATGCCGCGATCAGCGAGCCAGGGCCGCCGCCAGAGGCCGCCGTGCCGATCCGCGAACCGACGACGCGCATGGCGAGCTCGCCGACGATATCAGCACCCTGTAAGACGTCTTCTAGGCCGCGTTTATTGGCCATCGCATCTTCGATGACCATCATGCGATCGGTCAAAGCGCGGATGTTCTTCAACTCCTGCGGCGTCATGATGCCCTGCGTACGCAGGATATCGGCCAGCGCAGGCTGGTCTAGCGCAGACTTCTTGAAGAACGCGTCACGGAACTTTTTCGGATCCAGCGTGTCCTTGCCGCCCGTCGCCTTCGTGAAGGCGTAGTCGTAAACGGACGCCTTCAAGCCGCCCATGGCTTCCGGACCCCCGCGCTGCGCGAGACGTGCAATCTGCGCCATGCTGCGCATCGGCGTCTTGCTGTTAAGCGCGGACGTGATCGCATCGGTCGGGTTCTCGTAGGGAAGAAGTTTCGAGAACGCCATCTGCTTACGGACAGTGGTGTTAAGCGCGCTGTTCTGCTCAATGACGCTACGGAGCAAGTTCTCGGCTTGCGCGGCATTGGTCAGATCGCCCGTGATGCCCATCTGATCGAGCAGGGTTTTGTTCTCTGCTACGAACTTGGTGAGCTGACGGGTGTTGACGCGAAGCGCGTTGGTCTTCGGGTCGGTGAAAAGCGCCTTAGATGCCATCAGCCGCAATACGCGGTTCTGGGCGTCCTGGATCGACGCCACGCCAGCGGTCGAAACCTTCGCAAACTCGCGAAGCATGTCCGCCTCTTTACGAAGCGACTCTGGCATCAGGCCCGGAGCAACCGGACCCGCTTCGGAAGCAGCCTTCGTCAGGCGATCGCGCATGAAGCCAACGGCCCCCTCGATCTCCTTCATGCGAAGGGCGACGAGATCCGAGCCCACGCCAAAGGCGTTGTCGACGAGCGTCTCTGCGGGATAACGTGCTCCGCCCGTGCGCGCCGTGCCGAGCATTTCGTTCGCAAACGTACGCGTGAACGTGTCGTTCAGGGCATTCGAGAACTCACGTGCCTTGTTGTAGGCCGGATTGTCGAGCTTGTTGAGATCCTGCAACATCGCATCGGCAAGATACGTGTAGAAGCTCGCATCGGAGACTTCGCCGCGCGCCTTGGCCTGACGCGAGAGCGTCAAGAGGTTTGAGCGGTAGTTGATTAGGTCGCCAGGCTTGGTCTTCTCAAGCGCCTTCTTGTCCGGCAGATATCGGTAGTGAACGATGCCGGTCTTGGCAAACTGATCCGTGGATCGGCCACGTCGATAGAGATCGATGGCGCTGTTGTTGACGCCAAAGCTTTCCATGATCCGTCGCACATCAGGCGGGACCATTGAGTCAACAAGCGCAGGACCAATCTGAGCGACGCGCTCGAGATACGCACGAACGGTGTTCTCTGCGGTGAGTTGCTTGGGCCGTGGCACGAGCTTCTCGGTCGGACCCGGCAGTTCGTTCTGCGAAACGTAAAAGCCGTCCTTGCCTTCCTTACGGCGCAGTTCGTCGAGCACTCGCGCACGGTTAGCAATCTGCTCCGCCGTCATCGTGGCATCAAAGCCCTCGGAGGCCCACGAGTCGAGCACTTCGCGCTCATTGATGAACGGATCCAACGCCGCACGGACATTCATCGTCCATACGCGCTCATCGCCTTGCAGGTCGCGTGCGATGGCGTCGTACAACTCCGAATCGCTGATGGCGTTGTAGTTGTCCTTCATCGGGAAGTAGCCGGCGTCAAAGACGCGCTGCTTCACCGCATCGATGCTGGCAGTACCGCGCTCACCAAGGACGTTCTGGCGAATGTTTTGACGAACAAGGCCCGGAAGAGACTTGTTCGTGATATCGCGAGCAAGGAGCTCACTGTCGTTGGCAATACCGCCCGTGTTCTTGATGAACACAGACAGCGGAACCGCCTTCATCTTCGTGAGCCGTGAGACTTTATCCGGGTTCCTGAAGTCGATGTCGTTTGCACGCATGCGCTTCAGTTCGGGCAACAGACCGTTCGCCCAGTTCAGATAAGTACGATTGACCAACGTATCAGACGGCTGCACCTGTAGGCGCACCTGTCCTGCCGGCTTCATCGCTTCGCGATCGGCGAGATTCCAGTAGTAACGCTCGGCTTCTCGAGCGTTCTCAAGCGCCTGCTCTACTTCGTCACGGACGATGCGGCCGATCTCGACACGCGCCTGCGGCGAGTCCTTGGTGATCTTTGAGATACGCTCTGCGGCACGCAGGTTCGCCCGCTCAAGACGCGAGTTGATGGCGTTCGTGAAGAACTGCTCACGCATCTCCGCTGCAACGCGCAAGGCTTCAGGCGATCCCGTGTCCTGCAACGCAGCAACGGTCTTCGTGAAGGCTTTGAGCGCATCGTTGCCTTGTGTACGAATCGCCTCAGAGAAATTCGGATCGAGCGTGCCAAGTGCCGCTTCGAGCTGCGCCAGCGTCAAAGATCCCGTCTTTTGAGCCGCAGTCGGACCAGTCGGCGTGCCCGGTTGGCCCGGACGCGGATAGGTGACAGACACGCCCGGCAACTGCTCGTCGAGGGCCTTGATCAGCGCAGGGATGTCCTCGCCGTTTTCCTCGAGAATAGTGATCAGGCGACGAGTGGCCTCGTCCTGCGCACGCTGACTGCCGCGCTCCTTGGCAAGCTCACGGCCTTCTGCATTACGAAGCGACCAAAGCTCCTTGAGCCGTCGTCCACCGCCAGAGGTAATTGTCGGGATGACAAAGAGCGGGTTTAAGAACTTAAAGCCAGCAGCGGACTCCGCAGCAAGACGAGTGACCGGATCGCCTGGATCGAATTCTTCTGCCACGATAGTGCCCATAGAGGCACCGCCGCCATAAAGCGCTTCTCCCGCCAGATATGACTTCGGAGCCTTGCGAGCAAACTCACCAAGTGCGGTGACGTACTTACCGACTCGATCTGCTGTAGCAACCGGGAGGTAGAACGCAGCCGGAGCAAAAGCGATGCTGCCGCCAAGCGTTTTACCGCCCTCAAAGTACGGCATCATCTGCTCGTCGGTTGGACCACCAACGATAGCGTCAGAAAGCTGTCTGCCCGTCAGCATGCCGAAGCCAAAACCGAGCACGCCACCGGCAACCGGAGGCGCAAGTTTCAACTGCGGAGGCATGTACGGGGACAGTCCCGCACCATAGCGCGCACCGGAGATCATGCTGCCTACGGCAGGCAGCGTCTCGATGACACCCGCCGGCACGCCGCGCATGAAATACTCACTAGCCGCATCCATGAAGCCCGGCGGACCCTTGTCCGGCGTGTGGCCAAAGGAGGCAAGGTCTTCCTGTGACAGAAGGCCCACAGTCGCAGGCTCTTCTGGTGGAGCAGTGCCCGTCGGCGGCGTAACCGGCGTCTCGCCAATGCGAGTCACCGTGACGTCAGGCGGCTTAGGAGCCTGCATCAGTGCCTGAAGGTCCTCTTGGGTAAACTGCGGATCGTCTTCCATCTTGCAATGGACCTCTACTGTTCGTCAGGCAACGGCTTACGCGTGTCTGGTACCCAAGCCTGCTTCTCGCGGTTGTACACCAGGAACTGCGCTCCAAGAGGCAGTCTAATGTATTCCTCGCGCGTTGAGACCACCGGCGGGATGCCGACGATATCAATAATCGACTGGACCTCTCGCGCCTTCAAACGCTGATCGTTGGCATCTTTAACGTCCAACGTGCGATCGGCCGCTTTGGTCAGCGCATCATTCTTGATGCGATACAGCACCTGGCCGAGGCTGATCAGGTTGTTGAGGTAACCGACACGGTTTTCCAAGAATCGCGGTTCGAGGTTCAGGTACATGTTGATGTCCTGACGCTCGGCTTCTGCCAATCGAGTCGTTTCACGAAGGGCAATCGCCACACGAGGCGCGAGCTTCGAGATCGTCGAGGCAGCCTGCTGTTGCGTACGGCCGGCTTCACCGGCGAACTCAAACGGGATGCGGCGAGCAAGCTCCGAGGTCATTTTCGGCACAAAGCCGATGCCTTCTTGTGCCGCCTGCCAAATCGTCGGCTCGCCAAACGCACGCTCGCCAGCACTTACTGGCCCTTGGTCCGTGGTCGGTGCAGCTTCAGCCGGCGGAGCAACTTCAGGACCCGTGGCCGCATCAGGACGAACCGTGTTCGGACCTGACGGCACAGTGCCCGGAGTCTGCGGACCCGGACGGCGACCAGACGCATCAAGCGCACGACGCGCGGCCAACGCATCCGTCAAGAACGGGAGGTTGTAGCCGGGGATCGTACGCGTGACCTTTTGGCCAAGCTCGTTGGTATAGAGTTCCGTCGACGGGCGAAGCAGGCGCGAAGCCGCGCTCGCGATGAGGTTGTCCTCTTCCGGAGTCGTCTCGCCATCGGCATAGGCTTGCAAGAGTCCAGGAGCATTGACCACGCTCCAGTCCCACGAGCCTTTGCCGAACATGCTGCTTGCGGATTTACCAGAGTTTTTGAGGATGTCGCCAAACGCTCTGCGCTGCGACTCGACGAGCTTAATGTTGCCTTCGCGAACCTGCTCACGCTCCTTCTCGGCAGCTTGGATCGCCGCCATGCGGATCGCGCGCTTGTTCTTGTCCTCTTCAGCAATGAATTGACCCACTGCACCCGGAACCTCCGAGGCGACGGTCGCAAGACGGCTCAGTGTTGAACCGCGCAAAGGACGGCCCTGCGCATCGACGTTGCCGGCAAGCTGCAAGCCCTTCTGGCCGAGCATTAACAGCAACTGCGCCTGACGGGATTCTTTGTCCTCGCCAAGCAGATCGCGATACATCTGTTCGCGCTCCATCGTCGTTGCCTTAAGGTCAGGCATCGCAGAGGTCGGCTGCGTCAGCATCTTGGAGTAGCCCGTCCGGGCATACTCAAGAAGTTCTGGCGGCAGACGCATGCCAAGGGAGGAAGTATCTTCCTCGTCTAAGGAAGGTTCTTCGTCATCCGAGGTCACGCCTTCCTGACCGGACCCCTGGTAAAAACGCTGAACGTACCCACCATCCTTCATCTGGATGGGCGGCATGCCTTCCGGCGGGATCGGCTGACCGTCCGGTCCCATCATGGGACCAGGAGCCATACCGCCTCCGGGAGCAGGACCGGCGGCGGCAAGAAGCGCGGCCATATCGCCGGGTGGCGGCGCGGCTGCGCCAGGAGGAAGTGGCGGAGCGCCAGGAGGCGGAGCTCCCATGGCAGCTCCCGGAGGCGGCGGCATTGGAGGCTGTGGCCCTTGGACCATGGGCTGTGATTGCGGCAACGCGCCAAGCCCAGCGCCTTGCGCCAGCACTGGCTGGAGCATCGCAAGCACAGACTCGGGGGTCTCGGCAGCGGCCGGATAGCCCACGAGATCAGCCAATTCTTCGCGACGCGCATCGACGGAGCGCATGTCGCCACGGAGATTGTTCATGAGGATCTCAGGCGAATTGGGACGGCGATCGAGGACTTTAGCAGCCGAGTTTTCCTCGTCCGCATCCTCCTCTTCTTCCATCTCCACGGCCTCATCGGCCTCGTCGAGGAAGCCCTGCATGATGCCGACGTTTTCTACGTCGTCCAACATTTCTCTTGCCTTTGCCATATCGACCCCTTAGAAAAGTCCGGCTTTCTTGGCACCTGCCAAGGTGCCTACTGCGCCAAGTCCAATGCCTACGGCTTGTTGGAACGGGCTTGCTGATGGAACGCTGGAGACCTGCGTCGACATCTGCGTCGACGGTGCGCCGCGATAAACGTCGGACAAAAATCCAACCTGCTGGTACGGAGCATAGATCTGCTGAAGCTGCGTTGCACGCTGCGCATCGATGCCCTGCTGCGCCAGTGCCTGCTGCGACTGGCCGACGTTGTAGAGGAAGTTGATGTCGCCTTGGTTCATGGCCTGCGCCGTCTGACCCAAAGCCGCCTGCTGTACGCCAAGTTGGCCAAGCTGACCGCCCAACGCACCAAGGCCCTGGGCCATATTTTGACCGATGCCAAACTGCTGGCCGGCCAACGCGCCGATGCCTTGTCCAATATTTTGGAACGTGCCGGCTTGTTGCCCGTAAATGCCAGCGGCCGTCTGTGCGATCTGTCCGCGCTGTCCGGCCTGTGCCGCCATAAGATTGGCGATGTTCTGCTGCATGTTGGCTTCTTGGCCAGCAAGCGCGCCCGTCTGCGCGGCAAGGTTGCCGTAGTTTTGAGCGGCCTGTTGATAAAGCCCAGCCGCTGATTGGCCGAGCTGTGCTTGTTGCACACCAAGCTGACCAAGGCCTTGGCCTGCGGCGATTTGGTTCTGTGCCAGATTGCCGTAAAGCCCTGCTGCGGCCTGTCCGAGCTGCGCTTGCTGTGCGGCCTGCTGACCGACTGTTTGGCCGGCCTGCATACGACGCTGCTGTTGCTGCTCAAACGAGGCCATCGCATTGGCCTGCGCTTGGTTATAGCCCTGGTTCAAAAGATTGGCGATCGTGCTCGCCTTTTGCTCCATCAAACCACGTTCGAGCTCGGCACGCTGCACGCCTTCGCGCTCGCCACCGAACGCACCAGAGCGAACGGCCTGCGCCGAAAGTCCCTGCTGGGCGATCTGGCCCTGCCGGTTGATCTGACGCATCGTCTCGTCGATCACCGACTGTTGGTACGGGTTCATGAAGGCAGCGGTTTCTTGTCCCGGACGGAACCCGCCAATGCCTGCACCCAAAAGCGCCTGTGAGCCGGCGAAGTCCGCACCCGCAGCGCCGAGGGCAAGCTGCTGCGCACCAGTTAGACCAGAAAAACCCTGTCCGATCGCGGCCGTTGCCGGTTGCAGATCGGCTTGCGACGAAAGCGCCGCCATGTTCTGGGCCGTGGCCAACGCGCCGAGGCCCGTTTCTACGTCCTGATACGCACCGCCAAGACGGCCTGAAACGTCCGACATTGCCGCACGGCGAGCCGCTTCGTCAAGATAGCCAAGGCCCACACCAAGCTGGCCAACGCCAGAAGTAATTCCGGAGCCGGCCAGCGCAGCGTTTTGCATCGCGCGCTGGGCGTCCGTGAACTGAGCGCGGGTATCCGATCCACGGAGCACATCGGCCGCTTCGGCTGTCGTTTGCACGCCAGCGCCAACGCCCTTGTTCGCCGCCTGTATATACGGCATGTAAGAGCCGACACCGAGGCCTTCAGCCGCGCCCATCGCCGCTAACTGCGCAGGCGAGAAGCCGGCTACTTGATAAGCCGGAAGCTGCTGCGAGAGCGGGGTCGTCGTGCCGGTGACTTCGCCAGTAACAGGGTCACGCTTGACGTTAAACGCCAAGTCCCGAGCCTGCCGGAGTAGATCGAGCTTATAGGCTTCGACCTCCGGTGACTCGGAGACGATCTGTTGGGTGACTTGAGTTTCTGCCATGGATTCTTACCCCTTCACCGCTCCGCCTTCGAGCTTTTTCATCAAGGCGTACATGCGTTTTGCGCCCTTGCGGCGGCTACCGCCTCCGGCGTTGCGAACGGCCTTGGCCGTAAATACAAACTCGCCATCCGACAACATCGCCGGAATGGAGTCAGAAGTGCCCGTGCCAGGACCGTTAATCGGGCCTGTTTTACGGGGGAAATGCGTTGGTTTCGGCTCGCCACCTTTTGCGTATCCCGGCACAGGATAGGTCGGCTGTTGCACGGGGGCCGACAGGTCGGGGACGCCGTAAAGTCCCGCCACGTTGTACGGTTGCGGAATGCCGGTAGGCATCATCGTAGCGCCACGCGGCGTATATACAGGGATCTGCGCTCCCGGAGGCATGCTCGGGGACGATGTACGTACAAAAGGATCGTACGACTGCGGCATGCCTTCAATACGGCCCAGCGTGCCGCCAAAGAGCTGCGGGTTATCGCGAATAAACTTTGAACCGCCGGAGGCACGGTCAAACAGTGGGTTTTCGTTGACCGGCTCCTGCTTAAAGCCGCCCGTCAATGCGCCAACGCCAAGTGTTGTCAAAGCGGCGGGAGCGAACCTACCGAGCTCTGTTTTGGCGTACGGATTGACGAGGAACGCGTCCTTAAAGGTTTGGAACGACGGCATGTTGGCGAATTCGTTCAACCGACCCCCGAAAGTCTGCGCAGGGGTAACAGGCGCACCTGTGGCCGCATCCACCGGGTAGTCATCCGGGAGTTTGCTAAAGGGGTTCAGTCGGTCTAAGAAGCTCTTGCCGGCCACCTCGCCAGACGCAGCAGTGCCCACGGCTCCAGGGGCGGCCGTACCGACCTGCTCCGGAGCGGCAACGTAGTCACTCGGTGGCAGTTCGCCAATGCCGCGTTGAATAGGAGCTTGTTGACCCGGAGCCGCTTGTGTTGGTCCTTGGCCCGTGGCGCTTTCAACAGGAGTCTGCTCTGGCTTGTATGTGAGCCCCGTCATGACGCCTTGCTGAAGGCCCATGCCCAACGCCTCTTCGGTGCTCATGCCAGCCGCCTTACCAAGGGCTGCGCTCGTCACACCAGCGCCAATACCTTGCGCGAGTTTGCCGCCCTCAGTCACGCCGGGGATCTTGCTTGCAAACTTAGCAATACTGGAGACGGGGTTTACACCACCGATCGTGCCGCCAGCACCAAAGTACGATGTTGCAGCGGAAATCAATGCGTCCTTTACGTTACCCCCTGCACCAAGCGTAGTTGCAGCGGAGGCCGTCGCGGCTGCTGCCGCAGAAGACATCACGCCAATGCCTGCTGGGCCGAGGACCGTGGCCAATGCAACGGTCGCCACGACACGTACGATCGGGTTCTTAAGGAGGCTTTTGACTGCTTTCTTGATGCCCTTAAAGAGCTTCTTCAAGAAGAATTCAGGGAGGCCTGTGCGGGGGTTGATCGTGCCCGATCCGCCCATCGCCTTGAGCAGACGAGCTTCGACCGGCGTAATGTGCGCCAGCATCGTGTCGCCATTACGGCCCTGAGAGGCCAGGTACTTGGCCACATCGGCCAAGCCGCCTTCGGCCATGGGCATTGGTCCGAGGTCCGCAACCTCTGGGGCCATTTGCATGGGCGCTTGAGCGCCAGCCGAACGCATGTCACGGTACTCGTTGAGCACCATGATCGCCATACCGAGGTATTCAGGGTCGTATTCCGTCGGCAGGTCGTCATCGTCCATCATGCCCGATTCGATCAGGCGTTGGCGGAGCTGCGGGTACTCCTGCGGGTTCTGCGACATGTACTCGAGGACGTCGAGCAACGAAGCAACTTCTGCGGCGCTGAGGTCAAGATCCCCCAGCGCGTCTTGAACGGCCCTTTTGACTTCGGCAACTTGTGCAGGCCCGTTTTGGGTCAGCCCCAACGCCGAAAGCGCGGCATCGTATGAGTCCGCACTAGAAACGAACGGGAGCTGCTGGGGAGGAGCCGGATTTTGCATGTCCTGCCCCGGAGGCAGGCTCATGATGCCTTCATCTTCCATAGGTGTCCTTTCCAGTTTGTGCCGAAGACCCAACAAGGGGTCGCGCGCCGGGAAAGGACGCGGATATGTCGGGGATTATGAGCCAAGTTGTCAAGCGTTGTCCACTTGTCACGAGCGGTCGATCTCTAGGTAAGAGAGATAGAAATCGACGTCCGAGACACTAGCAGTAACCTTCAAAACGTCCCCTGCAATCAGCACGCAGGGCACGCCGGAGAGAATATCGAGCGTCTGGCTGGCTGGGAGCACATATGACTTCAGCAACTTGTACGGAGTTGCGCCTCCGCCCGGATATATCGCCGCACTGATGTTGGCCACGCTGGCGTTGTCGTTCGTTACCCGTAACGACGAGAGGACCGCGTTGTTCGCAGCCGGTGCCGTATAGATAGCCGTCTCAGTCGCGGCACTCGGAGTCAGGTATTGACGAAGATATTTGTTTGCCATGTCACACCGCCGAGACGAAGTTGATGGTCAAAATTACCGACGGGATTGCCGGCCTTGTCGGAGTGCTTTCAGCAGCATAGTGCTCAATAAACACATCCGTGCTGCTCGCCCACCAGGCGATCTGTAGGTAGTTCGTGCTGGGATCGTTCACGGTAAAGATGCCTGTAATTGCCGGAACTATGTGTGCCCATGTCGAGGAGTCTTTGCGTGCGGCAATATCAAAACGTGTTCGGCTAGAAGGATAATTGACACCCGTGTCCTTGGCCCACACCTCAAACTCTTGTACCGCATTGCTTCGGTTCGAGACCTGTAGCGTAAACGTGACGAGATATTGCCCGGAGCACGGAACGTAGATTTTGCTGTTATCGACGACGCGGATGCCGTTTGACAACGCCACCACGTCGTACGTCAAAAGCTCTTCGGTGGTCGTACTGGTCAGGTCTTGATCAAGGTTAGAGACCAACATCGCCTGTGGCAGGCTAATGCCGTTACTGATCTGAAAACCCCGCACGCCACCAGCAAAGCCCCCGCCTGCGCCAGAACCAGCCGCGAACCACGAGCCAGCCCCCGCTTTGTCGTCACTAACGGTCGGCGTGTAGCTGTTGTTGAGCTGGAAAATGACCTGCTCAAGCGAACGCACGAGCTGGTCGAACGACTCCGCACTGTATTGAACCGGCGCGGCGTTCGGCAGACGTACGTTAGTGATCTTGCTCATCGCAAGCCGTCCGGCTGGATATCAACGCGCATGGTGCCGAAGCGCCAGTTTGTGCCTACGGCATCGCTCTCGATCTGCAAACTAATCTGCCGTCCACGCGCCCGAGTGTCGACTTTATCCGTCGTAGGAGTGATCACATAAGGATCCAAAGAGCTCGGGACAGCAGAAGCTTGCGGATAGGGGCGCAATAGCAATCGGACCGTGAGGTCTCCTACCTGATTCTTAAAGTCTGGGATAAATCGGCGCATGTACAGCATCTGATCGCCGTCGCCGATGTCAAAGTAACCCGATTTAATGTACGCCAGGATCGCTGATCCGTTGGCATTGACGCCATCTTCTTGGTTGTACAAAACGGCCCTTCCGGCAGTTAGGCCATAGATCGTCGAAATGGTCGCCGCAGTGCTTGTCGGGTCGTAATCCGAAGCAATCGGCTTGGCGTACACCCCCAGATCCTGCCACGCGGTGCGAGCCATAGTGCCCACGGACCACACGTTCTCAAGGTAGTTGTACGTCACAAAGCGATTGATGAAGTTGTTGTTGGCTGTGCAATACCACCAAGTTACCTCGTTGAACTGGGTGTTAATGCCAACATGCACCTTCTGCGACTGGACAACGTTGATGTCCTTGAACACGTAGTCCTGCACGCTACACGGCAACTTCTTAACAGTACCGTCGAACACGAAGAACGCGTCCTTGCTCATCCAATACGCCACGCCGTTCACGTCGGCAGAGGCATGAGGGCCGATCAAGCCGCAGTTCGCGCCCAACTGCTGGAAGCCGAACGTATACGGCGGACCGAGATACTGCATACCGTGCAGCGAGGTGTCCGTCCAGATCAGGATCTGACCACGCGAACGCAGCGCAGAGATGATCTCGTTACCGTCCGTGAGCCGTTGTCCACCGGCCGTGTTCGTAGCGGTAGCGACAAAGGTATTGATGTCCTCTTGGTTCGAGAACCGCACAAACATCGGATCCTGTGATGCAGGCGTACCGATAGTGCTTTCTGTTCCAAAGCAGACAAGGTGGCGATCCGGAGTAGACACAAGCGCGTAGTTGCTCTTGGTCGGCGCGCCACTGATGGCCGTTGCACGCGTAGTCAGGTTGAGCGGATCGGGGTCCCATTGATAGATCCCGCCGTTCACAAGTTGCATGATGAGCTTCTCGCCAAACGTGTCGAACTGCCACACTCGCGAGTACAACGCGACGCCGACACCAGAGGTACGTGGCGTGCCCCACGTGCCTACGCCCCAGGCACCGACACCCCAGCCGTAGTCGAAATAGCTGATGTCCGAGCCGACGTTGATCTGATAGGCCGCAGTCGCACTACCAGCACCGCTTACGGTTGATGTAGCAGGCGTTGGGACAGTAATTTGGTAACTGTTGGGGTTAATGACCTGCCCTACCTCAAACTCATTGTTCAAGGTCGCATTGGTCACGCCACCGGGGTTTCCCGTAGCGCTACTAAAGGTCACAAAGTCGCCTTCGACGGCCCCGTGGGCGGTGTCGTTGACTACAACGGTCGTACTGCCGTTGGTTGTGCTAAAGGTAACCGCCCCGGTGTCTCGGATTGGGGTGATATCTCCCCAACTACCGCCATACGAGATGTAGACCTTCTTCGAAGTGCCCACCACGAGGTACGGAGCACCGTCCAGGCTGTTCCACGAGAACACTTCGCTTGGCATACCGACCAAGTAGGTCAACGAACCGCCAAACGCGGTCCATCCGCCGATCTTTTCAGGCAGGCCGTACCGAAAACGGATGTAATCGCTGTCGATCCACCCGCCTTCTGCGCCGTACTCGGTGTTTTGCTTGTCTACACCGGGCTTGAGAAAGAGTCTGAAGTATGCCATGACCGCATGTTACTTGATTGGGCCGCCGACGAGCCACGCGTCACACGTCCGGTCGCCAGCGCACTTGAAGTGAAAGAGTTCGCAGTAGCCCAGATTGGCTGCCGCGACCACATCCGGGGCGTAGTTTTCGTGCTCCTCGCTGGGGTCTTCGATGCCGTTCTCGATACAGGTCAGCATCTTCGGGGTTTGGATGAACGCGGCGCAGTTGCCACAGCGCGCTTTCTTGGCCTCCCGCACCGTGGTCGACCAGAGTTCGGCCTTTTTGTCCCAAAACGCACGCGACTCGGCCTCTGGGTTCAGCGGACCGTACCCATACTCCTTTATCGCATTGTTTCGGTTCTTGAGATTGATGTGGATGTCCATCGTCGCTTCCGGACAGCCCTTCTGGCCGCGCTCGTACGACTTACGGATCTCCTGCCCAATCGCATCCTTCTTAACGCTGGCCATGACTCACCTGTACTGCGCTGTCTTGCGAGCAATAGACTTCGGCTGCTTTACGAATTGCTTCCCTTTAACTTTGCCACGACGCTTCGCAGCCGTTGTACGAGCGTATTCTTGAGGGCTGAGACTTTTGATCGCAGCCTCTGGGAGGTATCGCTCACCAGTTTTGCTAGACGGTTTACCACTTTTTGTCCTCCACTTTTGAGCGGTCCAGTTTTTCAATGACTGTTGGGGAGCCTTCACTTGTTGCGCTCCTCTAACAACTTGACGCGTAGTTGCAGGTCGTAAATCTTGTCCAGCAACTCTTCCTTCTGCTTTTGACGATTAGCAGCACTAATTGGACTGTCAGTCGGCACACCTTCCGGCGTGATCAACGCAGGCATTTTGCCTTCGATAGCAATCAGGCGATTGTTGAACGATGCGATCTCCGTCAGCAGCCAACCGACAGCGGCCAGCAGGACGGGAAACAACATGTCTACGATTTTTTGCATGTTCATTTGGAATTCTTACCGTTCAGTAAGTCAAACAAGGTCTTTATCTTATCTTCCAATATGGCTACGCGAAGGTCTAACTTCGACAGCACAATAATCAGGGTGATTAAAGCAAGTAGGATTGGCCATGCCCTGGTTACGATCTCAAAGAGATCAACGGTATCCACCGCCCTTCTCCTTGTATTTTTTAGCCAATAGTTGTGCCTTGCGCGCGGACCACTGTCCTGCCTTGGTGCCCTGTACCGCTCGAGCCTTGATCGACTCGAACAACTGCTTACGCATGCTCGGCTTCGTGTAGTTGCCAGCGGCGTTGACCTTGCTCTTAGCTTTCTTCGGCATTACTGCACTCCAGATAAATACAAAGCGCGCTCATCGTTACGACGCTTGACGAGTCCCGGCAACACTCGGCCCCCCGCCTTTGTCCACTTCAGAAACTCGTCAGCCGCTTCCTCAAAGTCACCCCGGTTCGTCTTCATCCGAAGGGAAGAGCGTTGGAGATTGCCAAGGCCCACGTTGAAGGCAAAAGATACGAGAGCATCAAAGACTCCCTGACGGCCAACAGCAGCAGGGCAAAGTCGAACCACACCACGCTCAAACCGGCCAAGGTCTTGAGAAAGTATCCCGTCCACCTCGTCCATCGTGAGAGTGCGATCCCACCCTGCGGGTATCGGTAAATGGCGACGTTCCTCATACTTCACCGCAGTGTGGGTAGGCTCTATAACGTGTCCAACTCCGACCGTCCACAACAATGCCGGACACCGATAAGGACGTGTTCGTACGCCCTCGTGGTGTTTGATCATGTCGATGGCGGCCTTGGAGACTTTCACTTCTTACCGAATGCCTGCGTGCCAAACCAAAATGCGATGATCGAAGAGAGAATCAACATCTCGTCATCTGAGAACACTTCAGCCATCGCGGCGGCAAATGGCACACCCGTGTTGTAGGCGTACCAGACTCCGGCGATATTGATGGCAACCAGTTCCAACACGAAGATGTAAGTGACTACCGGACGCACCGAAGCACGAAGGTTAATCATCCACTGGGATGCGCCTTTGCCAATCTCAATGTCGTGTTGATACAGAGCCTGCCGTTCTTCGGCTGCGGTTTGGGTCTGAATCTGCTCCAGTTTGATTTCCTCAACCCGCGCCTGAGCCAAAAAGCCACGCTCGGCTAATGCCAGTTCGCGTTCTTTCTGAGCCGCAACCAGAGCCAACTCATGCTTCTTGTCCTGCCGATCTTGGAAAATAGATAGGATCTTGGGTAGCCCACCCGCGAGGAACGACAGGAAGGTTGAGATCATTGTCATCATGGGTGCGTCCTCTTGTACTCATCGAACTCGGCTTTGAGTTCCTGGATGGCCTTGATCAACGGGGCTACCAGCTCTTCGTAGCCAATCGACAGAACAGCATCGCCGCCCTTGAGGCTATGATCCTGATAGCCACCAAAGTCCACGCCCATAGCATCCATTGTCTGCTTTACTTCTTGAGCAATCAGACCGTGGTGATAACGAGTACGAGTATGAGTACCGTCATGCGTGATGTTGGCGAGTTTGCTGGCTTCCTGCCATGCAGCAAAGTCTACGTTCCAAGCAGCCAAAGCAGCTTGATATGCTTCGTCGCTTTCGTAGTCATCACGCTGCGGTTTAGTCGGAGCCGAAGTTCTGTAGTCTTCACGCATGTCCCACTTAAAATCGCGTGGGCGCAATGCCATGATGAAGTCCAGCCCAAGTCCGGTGTCTTTGATTTCTGTTTTATCGCGTTCATCCGAACGATTTTGGACTGAGCCGTAGGCATACGTCGTCGTTGACGCATCGCCCAACTGAACTTGGTTGCTGCCGGTTACGCTAGTGCTTGATCCAACGCCAACAATGTTGCTGTAGTTGCTGGATGATGCGAGGGCTTCAAACCCAAGCGCGGTCACATAGGTTCCGCTTGTAACGCTAGTTCCCGACAAACCGCCAATGAACGTGCAAGCATAAGAGCCGTTGCTTACTGCTAAATTAGCACCTGCTTCATAACCAAGAGCGGTGTTGAACGAAAGTTCATTTCCGGTGGCGACCGTAAAATCGTACAGTGCTTGATAGCCAATCGCGGTGGCACCAATAGTGGTAGTAAGGTTATTACCAGCACCAAACCCGATAGTTACGTTTCTGTATCCAGTAGTAAGTGAATAGCTAGAACCATTACCAACGGCGACGTTACCGAATCCGGTAGTGGCACTTTCTAAAGCACTGTAGCCAACAGCAGTGTTTGAGTATCCCGTACTGGCAACAGAACCATTACCTGCGAGTGCTTGATAGCCAATGCCTGTGTTAGCGTCCCCAGTACGATAAATACCTGCGCCGTGACCCATGTAGGTACAGCCGGTATAGGAAGTTCCATAAGCACCACTGAAACGGCCAATAGCCGTGTTGATGGTTCCACTTACTTGCTTCCAGCCAGCGTATTCACCAACAAACGTGTTCAAGCCACCGGTCGTTAAATCAGTACCTGCCTGGTATCCAACAACGGTATTACCAGCTCCCGATGTAACGCTGTCGCCTGCGTTGGTTCCAAGCGCGGTTAAGGACGAGGTGGTCGTACCGGCAAGCGCGCTAGTCGATGCGATCGTGATGGACCCCGCGCCATTGGTAATGGTGATGTTGCTGCCAGCCGTAAGGGTGGCTTTAGTCAGCGTGTTGCCGGTGGAATTACCGATCAGCAATTGACCGTTGGTGTAACTCGTCTGGCCAGTGCCCCCATCCGCCACCGCAACCGGCAGCGTCGGGTAGCTCGTCGCAAGCTCAACGTCCGTGCCGTCGCAAACAAGAATGACCTTTGTACCGTTTGCAACAGAAACACCCGTCTGGCCAGATACCTTGACGGTGACCTGCCCACTCGCGGTGTTGTTGTAGATAAAGTACAGCTTCTTCTTGGCAGGAACGATCAGGTTCGTGGCCGCGCCACCGGTGCCGGTGAGCTCGATGTACATGTTTCGAGCAACGCCCGTCGAACCATCCGGGATGGTGATCGTCGTGTCCGTTCCCGTAGCCACCGCCTGCGTGACGTAGCCAGATACGGCCTGCTCCAGCAGCGTTCCTAGGTTAGTATTGGTAATGTCGCCCCAAGTGTCGGACTTTTCGCCCGTCACCATGAGCTCCAGGCCAAGGTTTGTGCTGTAGTTACTAGGCATTTCTCAATCCTCTAGGCCGCTATCGGCGTCCAAATATTCGTTTGCGAATCATCCACAGGCGTCCAAATACCGCCCTGCGCGTCATCGACCACGGTCCACGGGCCGGTTGGGCCAGGGATAATATTACTCCAAATCGTGACTTGACCGACTTGTCCAGTTGCTTGTACGCCCGTGACGAACACATCGGCATTGGCCGCGACCGCAACAGAGCCAACGGATCCCGTCGCCTGCACGCCCGTGACCAGTACAAACGTCGTGACGACGATATCCACCGTACCGACTTGGCCGGTGGCGGAGACTCCGGTGGGCAGTACATTGGCAGATCCGGTGACGGCGACCGTCCCCACTGCTCCTTGAGCCGTGAGCCCTGATACAGGAACCTGCGCGCCTGCGGATACCGCGACAGTGCCGACTTCGCCGGTTGCGAATACTCCGGTGACATTGGTATTGGCGTCGGCGGTGACCGCAACACTGCCCACGGCTCCCGTTGCTTGGACACCGGTGACAAAGACGTCGATGCCGGCCAGGACCGTGACGGTGCCGACTTCACCAGTGGCAAAGACTCCCGTGACAGGAACGTCGACATCAGCCGTAACGGCGACAGATCCGACTTGTCCGGAAGCCTGAACGCCTGTGACATCGACGTTCGCTGCGCCGGTAACGGCGACAGATCCGACCTGACCGGTGGCAAAGACTCCCGTGACAAGGACATCGGTGCCGGCTTCGACGGCAACCGTGCCGACCTGACCAGAGGCCTGTACCCCGATGAGATCGACATTGGCAGCGCCCGTAACCGCGACGGTGCCAATAGCCCCCGTCGCCGCAACGCCTGTGACGTTAACAGCAACGTTGACCCCACCCTCCAGCCCTGTGGAGGAAATCGGGGCGGAGGAAAGTGGGGAAAAACCAAGCACTACTTAGTCCTCGGAATCCTGCGGGACGACTTCAGGTGCTACGATATCAAATTCGTTACTGATTGCGGCAGAGGCGGTTACCGGGGTGAGCTCGATGACGGGCGGCTCTACGACTTCTGGCGCAGTCTGCGCGTACTCGCACTCTACCCACGCCATCTCGCTGTGGTTCCAGTTCCATTGGTAGCCGGGACGATCCTCGGGCTTAGGATCACGCACGACCCACTCGCCGTTCAGCCACGCAACTTGCTTGCCCTCCGGTGCCTCGGGCTTGGCAGGAACTTCATACCAACCCTTGTTGTTGTCGATGACTTCGACCGGGTAATGGCCTTTAAAACTATAAAGAGTCATGTGTCACCTTACAGGGTCAGGAACGCCGTAGTCGGCGGGGTGAAGTTGCTGGTGTAACGGGCGATGCCTTTGGTGATGCGAAGGTCGTTGATGTAGCCGAGATAATAGTTTGCTGGTGTGTGTTGATAGCCAACATTCATCTTAGTTGTTGCTGTGTAATTAGTTGAGTCAGAAGCACTTACCACTTGAACTCCGTCAAAAAACATACGCGAAGTTCCGTTGTATCTAGTTAACGCAACGTGATGCCAATTGTTATCTAATATGGACGTAGCCGATGCATTCATGAGGTTTGCGACCATTGTGGAATTTTGCCAATACAAATCTCCACCTGAAAACACAAGTCCGTAAGAACCTGTTCCAGTTTCAAGCCCAAACAATGATTGGGTAGTGCGGTTCGTTCGTATCCAACATTCCAACGTAAAGTCGCCTGTACCAAACGCAAAGTTCTGCGAAACAGGGAATAGGCAATAATCTCCCGTCCCATCCAAATAAATAGACGACCCGCCGAACTTGCTCTGCGTCGTGCTGATCTGCGCGTTGCCCACCGTCTCAAGGTCGTTCTTGGACGTAGCGTCGTAGATGCCTGCGTTGGTGAAGTTGAGCAGCATATTGGTGCCGCTAATAGCCGTTGCAGGAGAAGTGGGCGGCGTTGCGCTTTCAGCCGAGCCAGCAACCATACGGAAGTCAGCCATATAACCTATATACGGCCAAGTCGTTCCAGACTGAATGCCAATGTAAACAACTTTTGTTGCAGAGCCAACTGTGCCGGTAAGCGTATAAGACCTAAACGACGTACCGTTAACGTAGCCGGTCAACGTGCTTCCAGTACGGCTAATAGACAAAAATTGCCATTGGTTTAATTTGATTACGCCAGCAGCACTAAATGTGCTATCGGTGGTCGTCAAGAATCGGATAGCCCCCGTATTGTCATACTGAATCAGCCATTCATTCGCTGCACCAGCACCCGCCCACGATCCCGCTAAGACATAAAAAGATGCCGCAAACGATGTGGGGTAAATCCACATTGAAATAGTGAAGTCGCCAGTTGGCGCGAACTGCCCGGTTGATGGGCCGTTGAGGTAATCGCCAGACCCATCAAAATACCCACTCCCGCCATACGTCGCTGCACTCCACGCTGCCGTGGGGTTGAACGGGCTGAAGGCTTGGACAGACACATCACCGTTGCGCGTGATGGCAAAGGCGTTGCTGCTGTTGTCTACGAAGCGGTTGCTCTGACAGGTCAATAGAGAGGTGTTAGTAATGGCGGTAAGGGGGGCGGTTGGAACCGTAAAGGCTGAAGTGTAAACCGCCGTACCTTTTACGATGCGTAAATTAGAAATGTACCCGTTTACGCTTTTAGTAGCGTCTGACGCTGCGCCAACATAGCAAGCGCCCGTAGCATAATTGACTGTATTTGTTGCAGAGCCAATTTGAGAGCCATTTACAAACCCGTAAACGGTTGATCCGCTACGAGTAAACGCAATGTGATACCAAGCGTTTGGCTGGAAGGAATACGAAAACATCGTATCCTCTGCAACCATTGCTCGGCCAATGCCCACCGTAGTCGCTTGGGTTTTTAAGAAAATTCCACCGCTTGTGCCGTTATCAATAATGTGCTTTTCAGCTTGCGCTGCTGTGAAGTAAACCCATGCCTCTAAGGTAAAGTCACCCGTTCCCATCCCAAACGCCGCGTTGCTTGGCGTTGAAAGATAGTCAGTTGTCCCATCAAAGTAGTTACTCCAACCCGTCTGCGAGAACGGCGAGAACGTACCCTGCGTCGTGTTGCCATTGCGGGTGATCGTGAAGTTGTTGGTAGACGAGTCTAGGAACGTATTGTTCTGCGCTCCGTTGGTGCCGTTACCGGGCAGTAGCAGAGTGGTGTAGTCGTAATACGGATCGGCAGTCAGCGTGACCGTGCCGCCGATGTTGGGGAACTCTGCCGTTGGAGGCGTGAAACTGTAGGTGTATCGGCCTACGCCCTTGGAAATACGAAGGTCATCAATGTAGCCATTTAAATAGCCACCAGATGCGGTTTGCGATCCGACAAAAGCACCACTAAAACTGACTGCGCTGGTGTGCGAGGCAGAGCCGGTTTGGTTGCCATTGATGAACATTTTGACAACGCCAGCCGATCTTGAAACGGCAACGTGTATCCAATTGCTTAACGATATGGTTCCACTAACGATGCCAGAGCCGTTGTAGAACGTCAGCGTTGTGCCGTTGTTGGTGCTTGAGTAGATGGTTGAATAGGTGCCGGTTGGGTTCGTGATGAGACCAACGCCAAGGCCACCGGAATCTGTGGTGTTATTGAAATACACCCACATCTCAATTGTAAAGTCGCCGGTTCCGAAGTCTAAGTTCGTGGTAACAGGGGTCTTTAAGTAATCCCCGCTACCATCAAACGCCATAGACCCCGTGCCGTACTTCTTGACCGAGGTGTTGATCTGGGCATTGCCGACCGTCTCGTAATCCGCAACGGCAGCGTTGTCGAAGATACCGGCGTTGGTGTAATTGCAAAGCAAAGACGTATTTGTAACAGCCGTGAGAGGCGCGGTCGGAACTGTAAGCGTCGTTCCAGAATATTGCGCCGTTCCTTTTATTGCTCTCAGGCTAGACATAAAGCCCGTTAAAGCTCCGCCAGCACCATCCACAATGGATCGGCCAATGTTAGTGCCGTTGTTATTATTGAAGTTGATACTTCCGGTGTACGTCTCCGTATCTTCTCTTGTGCCGTTCACATACAAAGAAAACGTATTTCCAGAACGAACAACAGCAACGTGATACCAAGCGTTAGGAACAACGACTGTGGTTGATTCCAGCAGGGGCGCTCCCCCACTATTAAAGTTGTACGATTGAACAGTAACGTGACCAGAATAAAAAGTGTGTCTTGCCTTCAAGATCACAGAGCCAGCGGCAAATGAGCCGCCGTTGTCACTAATGATGCCTTGGTCGGCATTAGATGTGCTGGTCAGGTAGAACCATGACTCAAGCGTAAAATCGCCTGTCCCAAAATCTAGTCCAGACGCCGTTCCAAGCGTCAGATAATCCCCACTCCCATCAAAGTAACCGCTGCCACCGACCGAACCAGTGCTGTAGGCCGTGGTAGGGTTGAAGGGCGAGAATGGCTGGACGCTGACATCACCGTTGCGGGTAATCGCAAAGGCGTTAGACGAAGCGTCAAGAAACCTGTTGGCTTGGCAAGTAAGAAGCGAAGTGTTGGTGATTGCCGTCAGGGGCGCGGTTGGAACTGTAAAGTCAGCGGTGTATACCGCGCTGCCTTTCACCACGCGAAAATTTGAAAAATAGCCAGTCAAGCCATTGTTGCCGTCTGCGTCTATGCCAATTCTAACGCTGCCGGTGCTTGTTCCAGTTAAGTTGCTTGAA